TTAGTTCGTCTTTTGCGGTCTATAGGTATTAAATTTGTTCATCTCTTTAGCCTTTAACTGATCGACTATAGCGACGTAAGGCTTCATCGCTTTGTAGTCAGCGTGTCCGGTCCACTTCATCACCACCTCTGCAGGGATGCCAAGGAAGAGCGCGTTGACGATAAACGTCCTACGGCCGCAGTGCGTCGTGATCAGTTCGTACTTTTTGTGTACCTCCTCGACGCGTTTGTTGCCGCTGTAGTAGGTTATTTTAATGGGAGAGTTCAATCCGGCTTGCTTGGCAACCTCTTTCAGGAAGCGGTTCATCACTTGGTTCGCGTACACGGGTAACGCGTGCGCGCCCAGCCATGTCGCGTCTTTATATTTATTGAGTATCGCCCGGCTATAGTCATTCAGATCAATCCGCAAAACCTCGTCGGTCTTGGCTGTAACGATCTCGATATAGTCGCCTTTGACATCGCATTTTTGGAGCTGCGCCATATCCGAATAGCGTAGCGATGTGAAGCAGCAGAAGCAGAACGCGTCGCGCGTACGCTCCAGATTGATATCGTCAAAGGTCATGTTGTACACGTGCATGAGTTCATCCCACGTGAGATAGATCACAGTACGGTAGTCGTACGCACCTTTGAAACGTGGCTTGAATGTCTTGTGCGCGCCTCCGTGATATATACCCTCATTCTCCATCCATCGCATGAACTCAAGCAGGTTCTTGAATACCTTGCGTATATACGTGTTCTTGTAGCCTTTGTCAGTCAGATGCGTTAGGAACTCTGACAATTTGTCGTTCGTAAGGTCCTCAACATACAGATACGGATCGAACTCATAGATGGTGTTCTTGGTGCCGTTGATGCTCTTGAGTGTATTGGCCGACCAGTTGCTGATGAACTGCACTTTGTCGATGAACTCCTGCATGGCATCCGAAAAGCGCATAGAGCGTTCTGGCTCCGGCTGAATGCCGTTACGTAGCATATTGAACGCCTGTTTGAACTGATCCACGCTCGGGACGATATCGCGACTGTCGAAATCATCGAAGACTTGCTTGGCATACGCTTCGTATTGAGATAATCGCCTGTTGATGATGTTTGCAGGAATAAGTCTCTGCGTATGTGTCGTGTTCGCGTTACACCGCTGCGCGTCCTGTGACCACTTTGTCGCGTCAATACATATCTTAGGCGAGAATGTAGCGATACGCTTACTACCATCCCACTTTACGCGGAATTGCAGCGGAGCGTTATGCTCGTCTTTCGTTTTATCTATAATCCAGAGCAGTCTATAGCGTGTCATGTGTGGTCCTCCGTATTCTGCGTGGAATGTTATAGAAATCGCCTGTACCGTAGAAAATCCACTCAAGCGATACGTTATAGTCGCTACACAGATAGTATATGTACTCGGGCTTTAGCGTGGCTTTCTCCGGATTGTTCTTGACGGTATAGAGATTCCATCTGTTGATGTTATGCTTATTGGTAAACACAAGTAATCCGTGCAGCTTGCCCTGCAGTTTCAGGGTGTCAACCGCCATAAAGAAACGCTTGGATATCGCGATCCCCTCTTTAGACACGAACGGACGTGCTGCGCTCTCTTGTTTTTCTTCTGCTTTCTTCATGGCTTATTGTGCTGTTGGAAAACGTTTGTCAATGATGTTAAGCAGTCGGTCGATATGCTGACTGTACGCCTCGCGCTGCGCTGCCATCTCTGAAATGAAAGCGTTGCAGATTTTGACGATATCGCCCGTCGTGCGTGCGTCGTTGATATGCACACTCGTAGAGCCTGGCGCTTCCGATCCTTCCTCTGGAATAGGCATAGTCTCTTCGATATGCGCATTGCCCTCTCCGGTCATCAGCCACGCCTTGGAATAGTTCGGAAATACGGCGCGTATCTTATCGGCCATCTCATTCGAGATAGCTTTGATCTTGCCGGACATCACATCATAGAGATTGGTCGCCGAAACGCCTACTTTTTTGGCGAACTGATTTACGTTGAGCCTCTGTTCGAAAAGAATCTGGTCAACGATCTGTTTTGGGGTCATTGCTTCGTTCATGATTTTATTGCGTTTTTAGCGATTTATAGTGTATAAATTGTAATTTATAGTAGAAAAATAGACGAAAATAGTGAAAAAATGTATTTTTCTCGGAAAAAATTTGGTCATTCCGATTTTTTTTACTACCTTTGCACTACAATTACAACAACTACAACCACAAATCTGGTGCAAAGGTATAAAAAATTTGTTTAATATACAAGCAAAATCGCAAAAAAATTTGAAAAATGACATCTGAGTATCAAAATTTAGCCGATTGGATCAAATCCAGTGGTCGGACCAAAATCAGTTTGTTCCGAGAATTTCGTCGTCGCGGAGGTAAGATTTCGTATACCAGATTCCAGCAATGGACTATGCTGGACGCGGACACGAAGGATGAAAATTGTCTGACGATCCTATCCGAAATGACGGGATTGCCGAAAGAGGACCTTTTCAAAGAACATGAGTATGCGAGTTGAGTTTTTCACCATCAATGATGAGCTGTGGTTTCGTGACGATAAGGAATCGAAACGGCTTTCAGTAGGTTCCGAGATAATTCGAGTAATTTACGATAAAATTGCCGAGTTTTATCCGGATGCGTTGAAAGCGCTCAATAAGGAATACGCACGTCTGATGGACGAGGGTTACAAGCGCTTCCGCATCGTGAATCGCTTCCTCAAGTGTAACTTCGGTATCATAGATAAGACCCTCGATCTGAACGAACGAGGTGAGTTCAAGTTTGAGTGCGTTCCCTGCCCTCTGCGCGGAGAATGCAAGCTTGAGAATGTCGTATGCAGTCCGAAGTTTGACAGCCGTATATCTGATGCTGAGATGCGTGTTCTGCAGTATGTCTATCGTAACCGCGACCGCGAGTATATCGCTGATAAGTTGTGTCTGTCGGAGCATACTGTTAATAATCATATAAAGAACGCGTATGCACGTATAGGCGTGCACTCACAAGCGGAGTTCATTGAGTACGCGACCCGTAACCATCTGTTTACCGATGACCAAGGATATTGATAGCCGTCTGATAGACGTGACAGTAGGCGAAGCCTTTGAGATACTGAAACCCAAGTTCTCGGAACTCTTGCAGGAAATCGTGGAAAAAGCGGTTGCCTCATCTATCGAGGAGAAAGAGGGCTATGGTATTCCGGCTATCCAGAAACTCCTCGGAAACTGCTCGCCCGGTAAAGCCCAGAAAGTCAAGAGTTCGGGTGTTATCGACGCTGCAATCACTCAGAATGGTCGCAAGATCATAGTTGATCTTAAACTGGCAAGAAAGTTACTAAAAGAGCACTCGTTGATATAATGCGGATTTTGGCAACGACGCTTTGCAAAATGCAGAAAATCAGCATTTTATGGCGAAAAAATTTGGTCATATCAAAAATTTTTTGTAACTTTACACTGTCGTTAAGATAACAAAAAACCATTAAAAATTTGAGTGTTATGAAGAAAGATTTAAGCGAAAAGACGCGAGTTTGCATGCTGAAACTCATCGTCGCTGCCTGCCTGCTTCTGGTAGGAACGTTCCTGTTGATCGTAAGTAAAGCCGACGTGGCTGTGAACACGCTCGGTTTGCTTTCGTACATCTCTGGCTGCGGATTGTTCTTTGCAATCAGCGGAAAGCGTAAAGCAATTAACGAATATCGTAAATTCATAAAGTCATGAAAGAAGTTAAGTTGGTCTCTATGCAAATAGAGAACTTCAAGGGCATCAAGTTCCTTGAAGCTGAGTTCGGCACCGAAACGAAAGTTAGCGGAGCCAACGGAACCGGAAAGACATCGCTGTACGAAGCGTATATGTGGTGCCTGTTTGAGAAACGTGCCGACGGCAGTACGATTGACGTACAGCCCGTAGATGAGCACGGCAATGTTATCCATCACATCGAAACCGCAGTCGAAGTTGCTCTGAGAGTGAACGGAGATGATCTGGTAGTCAAACGTGTATTGTATGAGGACTGGGTAAAGCCACGAGGCATGCAAGAAGAAGTTCTGAAAGGTCGTAAGAACAAACTGTTCTGGAATGGCTCGCCAGTCCAAGCAGGTGAGTTCTGTACGCGTCTCGATGAGATATGTAAGCGTGAAGATTGGTATATGCTTTCGACCATCAAAGCATTCATGGGAATGAAGATGGAAGATCGTCGCGCCAAACTGCAATCCATCGCCAAGATACAGACGGACGAAGAGATTGCTGCTGACTATCCGCACGTGCTCGAAGCGTTAAAGAAAGGCAAGCCTGTTTCTGATCTATTGAAGCAGGTTAAAGCAGATATCGCGAAGATCAAGACAGAACTGGCTGATATTCCGGTACGCCTATCGCAACTCGATACGTTGCGCGTAGATTACGATTTCGAAGAGCTTGATAAGGAAGCCGAAAAACTGAAAGCGAAGATAGCAGCCGCAAACGACACGCTGTCTGCAACAGTAAGCGAAGCTGATATTGACCGCGCCGCCAGTCTTAAGGCTGAACTTGAGTCGATCAATAATGATCTTGCTGACATAGAGCGCGAGGTAGATCAGGCTCGTCAGAAACGCCTATCCGAATACGATGAGAAGATCAGCAAGTGTAATGCTGCTATCGCCGGATATCGCGCTTCGATCCAAGAGATTGACGATCGTATCGAGCGTAACCAGAAACTGCTTGAACAGAAGAAGCAGCAGTTCGAGCAGAAGAAGACCGAATGGATGGCAGAGAATGCGAAACAGTACGTTGATACGGTAGCGGACGTATGTCCTACCTGCAAACGACCGTTGCCTGCTGACGAGGTTTTTGCTGCTCGTGAAACGGCTATTCAGGAGTTCAATAAGCGCCATAATGAATTGCTCGACAGTCTGCTTGCAGATGCAGAGCGTATCAATAAGGACATCAAGGAACTCGAAGCATCCATCCAGAAAGATAAGGATGAACGCGGCAAACTTGATCAGAAGAGGCGCTCCGAAGAAAGCATCCTGACATCTGCTGACACAGCAAAGAAGAATGTCCCGAGCCGTGAGCTAACGTTATCAGCAAAGGTTGAGTATCAAAACCTGCTCACAAGGAAAGGTGATATCAATGTTAAGATTCGTACGGCTTCCGCTCCGACTGCATCCGATACAGCCAAGGAAGAGAAGAAGAAATCCATCATCAATCAGCGTACGCAGGATCAGGCTGCTCTGGAAGAGATTCATAAGAAGCTCGGTCAACGTGATACGAACGCGAACATCGATAAGAAGAAAGGCGAGATTGAGGATAGCAAGAAAGAGATGTCGCAGCGGTTGGCAGAACTTGAGAATATCGAGTTCGAGATCGGCGAGTTCAAGAAGCGTAAGATCACGATCGTTGAGGACGCTGTTTCGTCATTTTTCAAGATCGTACGTTGGAAGATGTACGCGCCTAACATCTCCAATGATGGAGAGAAAGAGTTATGCGATGCAATCGTAGATAGCAAGCCCTATGGCGAGCAGAACCTTGCAATGCAGATGAATGGAGGCGTGGATATCATCAATGGTATATCCGAAGCGCTCGGCGTTCGCTTGCCGTTGTTTATCGACCAGAAAGAGAGCGTAACGAGTCTGATTGAAACGAATACCCAGTTGATTACTCTTGAGGTAAGTCCGGGTAGTGAACTATCAATACAAATCATTAAAAAGTAAGAGTTATGGCAGAAGAAAAAGCTTTAGCCTTGCAGTCTTTGGTAAGCCAAGAACAGCAAGATGAATTTGCCCTGATTTGCAAGGAGGCAGGGGCACTCCAGTTAGCAAGTAATTGCAATGCCGCTTTCACAGCGACGATCGTGGTGACAAAACTGCGTAATTTCCTGACGGATGAAATCATCGAGAACATCTTCCGTCCGCTGATGAACACGCGTATCGGTTTCATGACGGACCGTAGGCCGACCACGAAGAATCCGAATCCGCATCCGTATTCGAATCAGGTCATCCGTGATGCGATCATCGATGGTCTGACAATTGGTCTGTTCCCGACGGGCAACCAGATTAACATTATTGCAGAACGTATGTACCCGACGAAAGAGGGCTTCACGGCACTTTTGAAGAAGTTGGGCGTCAAGTACGTTCTGAGTATCGGTGCAGACACGAATCGCATTCAAGGCTACGCCGAGATTCCATGTAAGGTAGATTATCTCTACAATCAGGAAAAGAACAGTTTCACGCTGATGGCTACGGTGCGTAAGGATGAGTACAGCTCTCCTGATCAGTTACGCGGGAAAGCGGAGCGCAGGGCCAAGAAAGCTCTGTACGAGTACATCACCGGATGCGATTTCGGAGATGCAGACGAGGACAGCGCACGCCCAGTAGAGGAAGCGCATTATGAGGTTATCAAGGAGAGTGCGAACCAGACGAAGATGCCTGGCGCTCCCGCTCCGGGTGCTCCGGCCGCTCCCCAGAATCCTCCGCAGGCTCCGGCATCTGCGCCTACAACGCAGCCGACAGGTCAACGTCCTACACCGACAATCTTTGGTGATCAGCAATGAAACTGACGGTATTAGGAAGTTCAAGTAAGGCGAACGGATATGTTCTGCAGAATGACACGGAGGCACTTGTACTTGAGTGCGGGTGCCCCGTGCAAGACTGCATCAAGGCATTAAAGTTCCGTACCGATAAGGTGGTAGGTGTTCTTGTGACGCATGAGCACGGAGATCACGCCAAATATATCGAGAAATATATGGAACGATTTGATGTATATTGCAGTCAAGGAACGTCTGATGCGGTACATATCTCACATCCAACAAAGCGTCCGAATGTGTTACAGCCGTTCCAAGCCGTGAATATCGGCGGTTTTACCGTGACACCATTCCCGACAGAACATGACTGTGAGCAGCCGTTTGGCTACCAGATCGACCATCCTGAGATAGGTCGTGTGGTGTTTGCTACTGATACGTATTTCGTTCGGTACACGTTCGACGGTCTGACGAATGTGATGGTGGAATGCAATTACGCGCCGGATATTCTCGATGAGAATGTGCGTAGGGGTCTGATCCCGGCATTCCTGCGCAATCGTACGCTACGGTCGCATATGTCGTTGCAGACGTGTATAGATATGCTGCGTGCGAATGATCTGACGAAAGTCAGCCAAGTCGTACTGCTGCATCTGTCTAATCAGAATAGCGACGCAGAGCGTTTCAGTAGAGAAGTTGCGCTTGCGATTGGTAAGCGTGTCGTAGTCGCCAAGAAAGGGCTTGAGATACCGTTTAATCTAACGCCGTTAGAGTTATGATACAAATCCTATTTTACGATACAGAGACAACCGGGCTTCCGAAGAGTTGGAGCGCTCCGGCATCCGAGGTTGACAACTGGCCGCGCTTGGTGCAATTAGGTTGGTTGCTGACCGATGAGAATGGAACTGTTATCCGGCAAGGAAACATGATCGTCAAGCCGGACGGTTTTGAGATTCCTGCAGGAGCCGCAAGCGTGCACGGCATCACAACCGAGATTGCCCTGCAGCAAGGACAGCCGCTTGCGGATGTTATCAATGCGTTCACAGGCGATCTGTCGCAGGCAGACGCGATAGTCGGACATAACATCCCATTCGATAAGAAAGTGGTAGGAGCCGAGTTGCATCGTCTCGGTCTCGCTAACGTGGAAGAGAAGATGCGAGTTATGCAGACCGTTGATACGATGACATCGAGTACGAATTACTGCGGCATCAAGAATAAGTACGGTCGGCTTAAGTGGCCCAAGTTGATTGAGCTGTATCGTTTCCTGTTTGGGAAAGATTTTGAAGATGCACACGATGCGATGGCTGATATAACAGCCACGAAAGAGTGTTATTTTGAATTAGTTAACCGAGGTGTTATACCCTCATTAAATGTGTAAATGTTATGAAGAAAAACTTTTTGTGCAAGGTTTGCTACAGTAAGCAGACTGGCGAAGACAATCCGGGAGTAGTAACTGAAACCTATCTGGTAGGCGCAGAGACTCCGTCCGCAGCTGAAAAAGCGGTGCTTGAAGAGATCGGTCCGTACGTGTTCGGAGAATGCGAGGTACTGTCTATCAGCAAGCGTAATTTCTTTGAGGTCATCCGTCCGGAGAATCGAGGCGAGAATTTCTACGAAGCAAAGGTAGAGATGACCACCATAGATGGCGAAAGCGAGACGCGAAAGAATTTCGGCATCCTCATCCAAGCGAACACGCTTGACGATGCAGTGTACACGTTGAAGCAGCACATGAACATATACGACTGCGAGATGACGCTGGTAAAGAAATCTGCCATCGTCGATGTTCTGGAATACGAAACCGCAGAAGAGACGAAGTAACATGGAACCTGACGTACTTAAATCGAAACTCGCCGAGTTTCAGTCAGAGTGCGAAACGATGCAAGAGTTTTTGGAGAGTCGCGAAAGCGACACTCCGGAACTCCTGCTGGAGCGTCTGACGCAGATCAATTCGTATCTTGCGCGTTCCGGAATGCTTCTGGCCGATGCCAAACTGATCCAAGACAATGAGCGTGCGCTGCTGTATGTAGAGCATGTAGATGTATTGAAGAAGATGGCGGTATCGACAGCTAAGTCGTTTATCGAATCGCAGACCGGAGAGATCAACTATTATGTGAACTGGCTGGACCGCATAAATCGGTCTCTGGTACACGTAGGCGATAACATCCGCACCCAGATATCGTTTGCAAAAGAGGAGCTGAGATTGAACAAAACAGGCTATTAGGGCAAAATGGCAACGACGCTTTGCAATTAGCGAATTTTCAGCGATTTATGGCGAAAAAATTTGGTCATATCAAAAATTTTTTGTAACTTTACACATTATTTAAGAAAACCATTAAAGACTGAGTTTATGGCGAAACAAAAGTATTTCTCGCATGACAGTAACGCCCGTAATGACGAAAAAATCGTCAATATGCGTATGCAGATGGGCGCTGGTGCGTACGCCATATATTTCATGATTCTTGAGCGCTTACGAGAGACCGAGGACTTCATGGGTATCAAAGATTATAACGCTATAGCCTTTGATCTCCGTGTCGATGCCAAGGACGTAAAGCGTGTGATTGAGGACTTCGGGTTATTCCAGTTTACCGAAGATGGCAAGCTGTTCTACTCCGAGAGTTTCCGCAATCGTATGCGTATCATGGAAGATAAGCGTATGAAGCAGGTCGAAGCCGGAAAACGTACGGCAGAGAAACGATGGGTAGAGGGGCGCAAAGCAGAGGCAGGCGATGTAACTAACCTACCGCAAAAAGGTAACTCAAAGAAACTTAACCTACGGAAAAGCGGTAACTCACCTATAACTAACCTATCGAAAGGCGGTAACTTACCTACCGAAAGTGATGGTGTTGTAACTAACCTATCAAAAAGCGGTAACTTACCTATAATCGAGTGTGCGGAAGAGGGAGAAAATGTAACTAACCTACCGAAATCGGGTAACTTACCTATAGCGTCCAAAAAAAGAAAAGAACCAAAAGAAAAAGATAAAAAGGAAAATTTAATTATTGTAGAGTCTCCATCTAAAGAAGAAGACTCTATGTCCCTCACCCCTAAAGGAGTGACGGACGATGCACCTCTGTCAAGTCCATCCTTATTTGGAGAGATGCCGGAAGCAGAAAAGGATGTAGATTATGCCGAGTTGATCAAGTTCTGGAATACCGTCACTAAAGGCGTGTTCGGCTACCTGAGAAACATCGAGAATAAGCGCAGACAGATGACGCGCGCACGAATACGCGAGAATGGCTACGATCAATTCCTGCAAGCCATCCGGAATGCTGCAGCATCCGAGTTCCTGCACAGCGCTCCGTGGTTCAGTTATGACTGGATGATCTGCCCGAATAACTTTGTAAAAGTGTTGGAAGATAAGTATGGAAAACGCGAAAGAACTGAAAGCACAGGGGCAAGCGGACTGGGACCTTCGGGACTGGAAGCCGCAAACTCTATCCCAATGGGTGGAAACCAAGGGGGGAATGCAAAACCTGTTAGAAAACGAGTGTATGATTAAGTTGAATGATTTGAAGAAAAAGGATGTCTATACGAGACACGCGCAGTTCCTGATGATGTGCGCGAACGAAATCCTTGCAAAGCAAGATCGCAAGTTTATAGCAGACGAGCAGAATAGAGACGTGCTGCGTTTCCTGCTGTACTACTTTAACGGATGCGAGGAATGCGAAAAGGTATTCCCGAATAAGGATTACAAGTTAGGCAAGCAGATACTGCTGTACGGCGAACCTGGCACCGGAAAGACGCTGATCATGGAAACGTTCAGTCTGTATCTAAAGCGCCTGAATAATCCCTACGCGTTCGAGAATGTGTCGCTGACTCAGATGATGAACCATTTTCAGTTGAACGAGAATATAGACCGCTATACGTTCAATGCCGGGAAAGACAGCATCGAGGGCCGACCGTTCAACGTGTGTCTGAATGATATCGGAGTGAACACGCATCGCCACTACGGCACCGATCCCAAGGTGATTATTGAGGAGTTCCTCTATAGCCGAAACGATATATACGTATCGACCGGGCAGAGGGCGCACCTGACAACCAACATGGATAAAGAAGACCTCGTGAAGATGTTTGGCGATGATGAACACGGCCGACTATTGGATCGAATCTTCAATACGTACAACTTTATACCGTTATCGGGAGCATCGAGACGATAGGTTTTATTGTGCCCGAACGGTGTTTGATAATCAAGCAAAAATGATTTGCAGTTACTACCAAGATAGCGCGAAAAGATGGAGAGCAAGCCGCTCGATGTTTGGGCCATCCATCATCGTAGCGAATGCGCACGCGGCGTTCGAAGCATGCTGCGCGTGGCTCGGCACTCATGACGTGAACGTTGACCCGGATGGTAACGGCAACACAATAGTAACCATTAAAGAATTGAGAAATTATGGCAGTAAGAAACATTGAAGCCATCGAACGTAAGACGGAACAGATGGCAAAAGAAAAGCAGGGCTTAGCAGATATGCGCAGAGCCTCTCTGAAAGTTTATCTGGATTCTATCAAAGCTAAAAGTCAGGACATGACTGATGCTGTAGATACGTATGAGGAATTGCTTAAGAGAAAAATCCCATGCGAGTTTCAATCAGGAACGAGAATTAGATTTGCACCGTTACCATATAACGGAGGCCACAAGATTAAGATTGAAGTTGGGGAAGAAAGCGGTTACGCATCGTTTGCTTACATTCCAAAAGAAGAATCGTTTATGACATCGACGAAAAGCTCAGATACGAAATTTGAAAGTATAGACGACCTGAGCGACTCCGATATCAGTAGTAAATTCCACAGCGACGGATCATGGAAAGAAAGAAGCGATAATATGCGTCAGGCTATCAAAGAGTTTGCGGAAGGCATAGAGGTCTTCCTGAATGATTTCTTCAATTACGTAGAACACCTGTAGGCTATGGCAAACGAAAAATGTAAGAACGGCTGTCCGCCCGGCACAGATATGAGAACGTGCATGCTTGCTTTCATGGAAGATTGTCCGTTCTGTAAAAGCAAGGATGGAGATATATTCTTAAAAGAACGATAGGAGGAGTAAGCATGAAACTATACAAGTACAGAGTCGTAGCAGACAGATGCCCGCTCAAGAAAAAGGATTGCAATAAGTGCAAGTATAACAATGGGTTTGATTTTGGCATGAAGACGTATTGCGGCTATAATGACGATGAGTTTCGTGAAGTGTGGAATCTCCCGAAAAGAAAGAAGCAGAAATGAAGCACGAGTTATTGTATATTGATTTGTTCTGCGGCGCCGGAGGCACGTCCACCGGAGTAGAACGCGCGAGACTGAACGGCGAGAAATGCGCACGTGTGATTGCGTGCGTGAACCATGATCCGAACGCGATCAAGTCGCACGCCGCGAACCATCCCAATACGAAGCACTTTACAGAGGATATCCGCACGCTTGACATGGTGCCTTTACAGACCATCACCGACAAAGAGCGCAACCGGAACCAGAACGCCAAGGTAGTGTTATGGGCCTCTCTTGAGTGTACCAATTTCAGCAAGGCGAAAGGCGGTCAGCCGAGAGACGCAGATAGCCGTACGCTTGCCGAACACCTGTTTCGGTATATTGATGCGCTCCGTCCGGACTACATCTATATCGAGAATGTAGAAGAGTTCATGTGCTGGGGTGATCTCGATGAGAATGGAAAGCCGATCAGCCGCGACGAGGGGCGTTTGTATATGAAATGGGTGAGCAATGTGGAGAAGCGAGGATATAAGTTCGATCATCGCCTGCTGAATGCAGCTGACTACGGAGCACGAACGAGCCGAACGCGCTTCTTCGGCATATTCTCAAGATTGAATGATCCTATCGTATGGCCAGAGCCGACACACTGCAAAGGTGGTCGCGCTGCCGACATGTTTCATACGGCACTCAAGCCGTGGGAGCCTGTGCGCGGTGCGCTCGAACTCGACAATGAGGGGGCATCGATCTTCGGTCGCAAGAAGCCGCTAACAGACCGCACGTTGGAACGTATCTATGCCGGACTGATTAAGTTCGTGGCTGGCGGCAAGGATGCTTTCATGGTTAAGTATAATTCGTTCAGTCAGTCGGGCAAGTACGTTGCGCCTGGTATTGATGATCCGTGTCCGGTCGTTGCTACTCAGAACAGGCTCGGAGTGGCAAGAGTGCAATTCTTATCGAAGCAGTACAGCGGCGAGCCGGATGGCAAGAATGTGAGCATAGACGAGCCGAGCGGCGCTATCACATGCAAGGACCATCATGCGCTGATCGAAGCGAGTTTCTTGGACGCACACTACGGAAATGGTTTCGAGCGCTCCATCGAAGAACCTGCGCCAACCGTTACTACCAAAGACCGCCTGTCGTTGGTTACGAGCCGTTTCATGGATATGCAGTATGGAAAGAGCAAGCCTGCAAGTCTCGATGATCCTGCGCAAGCAGTAACGGCCGTGCCGAAGATGAAGCTTGTGTCAGTAGAACAGAGTCAATTCCTGATGAACCCGGCATACCAGTCTAAGGGTGGTAGTATAGATGATCCGAGTTTTACGCTCGTTGCGCGAATGGATAAGACACCGCCATACCTCATCACAACAGATAGAGGAGATGTTGCGGTCGTGATATACGAAACAGATACGGATGTGATGGTGCGCATCAAGGAGTTTATGGCGATGTATGGCATCGTGGATATCAAGATGCGTATGCTGAATGTCCCAGAGTTGAAACGGATTATGGGCTTCGGCACCGACTATACGCTGATAGGCACACAGACCGAGCAGAAGAAGTTTATTGGAAACGCGGTTGAGGTGCATATGAGCCAAGCGTTATGCGAAGCGTTAGCAATCGAATTGAATAGATGAGTATGACCGAACCGCAAAGCATAGTGTATAACTGCGATTGCATGGAGTATATGCGCACCGTGCCGGATAAGCATTTTGCGCTCGCAATAGTTGACCCGCCGTATTTTAGTGGACCGGAGAAACGCGAGTTTTATGGTCGCAAGGTTTCTCCAATAGGCGTGCATCGTCTGTATGCAAAGACTGAAACGTGGAATGTGCCAGATAAAGAGTACTTCGATGAGTTGATCCGGATATCGCAGCACTACATCGTATGGGGATGCAATTACTATGACTACCAGTTTGCACCCGGCCGAATCGTGTGGGATAAGTGTAATGCGAATAGTTCGTTTTCAGATGCAGAGTTAGCGGCAACCGATCTATTCAATAGCGTGCGTTTATTTCGCTATATGTGGAACGGAATGCTGCAAGGCGAAAGCATGGATCGCGGTCACGTGATGCAGGGTAATAAGGCAAAGAACGAGAAGCGCATCCATCCCACTCAGAAGCCGATAGCGCTGTATGCGTGGTTGCTGCAGAACTATGCAAACCCAGATGCTGGGGGGGGGTATTTTCGATTCTCACCTTGGCTCCGGAAGCAGCCGCATAGCAGCGTACAAACTCGGATTCGATTTCGTAGGATGCGAGATAGACAAAGGTTATTTCGAAGCACAGGAGAAGCGCTTTCAGGAAGAGTGCAAGGACACGATCATTTTCCCGAACGGAAAGAGTGTAACGCAATTGAGTATTGAGATATGAGCAAGCAACTGACAGAGAGACTGGCGATGATGGAGTTGAAGCAACGCAAGCCGAAGCAGAAGCAAGATAGGTTGCCAGTCTATTACGGATGGGCGAAGATCAATAAAGGTCAGCGCCGCGAAGCGCTGATGGTGATCTTCTTGAATGAGCATCCGGGCCCAAGAATAGGTAAAGACGGTCAGGATGGAGTGACGAAATGGATGATCCCAGTCTATAAGCGTTGGCAGACTCCGGACGAGATGAAAGACAGCAAAGACTCAATCCGTGTGTATTCGACATATAACATATTCATGGATGACAGGCATATAAAGGGCAGTCTGGAAGCGGCGCTGACAGAGAATGATGCCGCAGACTGCAATAATGTCTCACGAGAGGAACGCAATAAGATACGATCCATGCTGCGCGAGGACTACCTGCATAACCATCCCAACTATAAAGAACCAGTAAGGCAATTGGAATTAACGTTTTAATGATAGTATTATGAAACCATCAGAAATGACAGAAGAGCAAGCGAGAGCACTCGCAGCCGTGATGTTTAACATGATCGGCGGCTCGGAGATTTTGTTTTTCGATCTCGAAGCGTATTTTATGTCGCAAGGATGCGAGTTCGTGAGAGAGACGAAGAAGATGTTCACGGAGTTTATGGCAACCGCAAAGGTGCTGCACAAGCAGTACAACCGTCTGACAAAATTGGCAGTCTCAAGCGCGGAATGCGAGAAGATGTCGCCGAAAGACGGATATGAGTACGACTGCAATACAGCAGCGCGCACGGCGCTCCAGATTTACGATGCTACTCACAAGCAAGATGAGGATGCTCTGATCAAAATCGAATCGTCGCTAAAGTTGATAGCGAGACACCCGATGTTTGGCTCAGAAGTGTATGGCAGATACATGCCGGATATAGCCTCGGAATGACAAAATCTATGCCAAACTTGGACCGTCAGGAATGCGATTTTCGTGCGATTTTCAAAATGGCAACGACGCTTTGCAATTAGCACTTTTTCAGCATTTTATGCGGAAAAAATTTGGTCAAATGAAAAAAAATGACTAACTTTACACTGTCGTTAAGACAAATAACAAACCATTAAAAATTTGAGTTTTATGAGTGTAAAAAAGTTAACAGAGGCGCAGAAACAGTACCTGCAAGGCAATGCGAAAGCATGGAAGCAATTGACGTTCGAGAATGAGCATACGGAAGTTCGCATCCGGATTGCTCACTGCATGAATGTCTTCACAGGTGGCGAAGCTGCTACGCTGGTCACGATCTACGAAGCGATCAATAGAGAGCAAGAGCGTAGGAATAATCTTACGAGAATGCTGAAAAACCTCCGTGATGCAACCGATCAGGAGTTGTATGAGTTCATCAAAGAACACTACGGAGAGGATGTTTTCAAGCAGATTCACGAGTGCTTATAAACCATTAAAGATATCGAGTTATGGAAAGAGACCCTGAAAAAATCGTTAACGAAGTAGTCCGCATCCTATCGGACGAACAGTTAAGCAAGTCGTGGGATAGTACCAACGGCGAGATGTGCGAGGGCTTCGGTAAGTTAGGTGTTATGTCACCGCTGAACCGAATGGCTTTCGTCAAAGTGTACGGCGAAGATTACACGAGAGCGTTTGAACTGGACGCACGTGAGATCATCCGGCAAAGAGAAGAAGCGTTCGCTAATTCCGAGTATTCAAAGCATGCGAAGCAAGCAGATGCGTTCAATGGCATCCCGAAAGAGGGTGACTTTGTATGGTGCAGCAACTCCGGCATGAAACGTGATGATGGCGGTGCCATCGGAGAGATAGAAGACCTGATCCGCTATAAAGAGTACGATGGTCGTCTATGTAAGGTAGTAAAGGTGATCAATGTTGCCGATCCGTATTTCTTGGATTCCGGAAAGGCTGATCTATTGGTACGTGAGTTCGGCCTGCAAAGTATGGGCGGCAGTTGTAGTGAAGACTTGCCCGACGACGCAGACATCTACAACCTGACGCAAGAGCAACTGCGTACGTTCTACACGAAAGGCGTGGCGGTCGTTTGGCAAGATAGCGAATGCTTCCGTTGGTATCTGATAGATACGGAGGGCTATGATTATTCCAGATACATCTATATGCCTGCTGATTGGCGCGAAATGTATAAGAGCCAAGTACAGCAAATCGAGCATCGGATCGAGATGGAAGAAGCCAAGGCTAAAGAAGAAGCCGAACTCGCAAAGCAGAAACGCCTGAACGAGTATCAAGCACGCTCCGCAAAGTGGTTGCCGCTCATGGTGGATGTCAATCCGCTGTATGACGAAGAGCGCAATGCGTTTAATGAACTGCGCAAAGCCGGATATAAGAAAGGCTGTCCGGAATACGAAACGCTCAAGGCTGCGAAGCGCAAACTGCTGAACGCTCGTAAGAAAAACATCATGTCGATGGTGAAAGCTGTGTTCCCGGAAATCAAGTTTTCGCTTACTACCGAAGATGGCGGCTATGAGTTTGATCTGTATTGGAATGATGGTCCGACTCAAGAGCAGTTGAATGACGCGCTTGATCTCACACTATTCGAGCACGGAAGAGAGTGCTTCGATGGCTTCGATGATAGCACGTACTATCAGAGCAGCGAGTTTTGTGAGTTCGCAGATTTCACGATGGGTAAAGGTCACACGCGAGGAGAAGTTTGCTTGCACCGATCTACAACGCCGGAATATCGTGAGCAGATAGAGCGTTTGCTACGCGATGCACACGGCATCACCGCTGAGAATTACGAAAGCAAGGTTGCCGAGATATGTGCACTGCCAGGCGTAGAACGATTCCACGTGTACCATTATAACACGTTCAATGATGTCGTTGAGTATGTCGCTCGCCTCTGGAATATCTACATCACAGAAGATCTTCCGGTCGAGAAGATTAAAGCCGAGCCGATCCAAGGCAAGTACGGAATTGTCGAGTATTCCGATAAGGCAATCATAGTGACTGGAGATACGAAGCCGATCCGTAAGTTATTGAGTGAACTCGGTGGGCGTTTTCATCCGAAATTGAGCGTCGGAGCCGGATGGATATTCTCGAAGAAGAAAGAGGCACAAGTTCGTAAACTGCTAAATCTTGAATAGCCATGAGTAGAAGAATCAAGAGCGATGGCATGAGTATCGAAGAGATGCGCAAGCAGTTACGTATGCACGAAGAAGCTCTTGCCGATGCCAAGGAACGACGTGCAAAGAGTACAGCATGGAAAGACTGCTGCGTTTATGACGGAGTAATCAAATACCATGAGTACCGCATCGAAGACTATCGTTCAATGATTAAAAAGGAGGAGCAACAATGACGCGCAAGCAAATAGAAGCAGCAGCCGAAAGAGCAGGCTGGAACTGCACAATCAAGAAAGAGAAAAACGGGTACTACGTATGCTTCAATACAGACACCCACTTTGGTCAGGACGTGTGCTATGAGTACAACGTAAGAACGCTTGACCAGATAAAAGACGAGGTGTATGGCACGTGGCAAGGTTATGATCCGGAAGAAGAAGCGATGCTCTGGGTAGGTCCGGATGGTCATGGTAGGAATGGCGCACCGGATAGCCTGCGAGATATCATCGATGATATGGATCAAGTTGAATCGCAGTTGGAAGACCTCTATACCGTCTTGAACGGAGGTAAGTTAGAGAGCGAGCGCGACGATAAGTACTACCAGAAAGCGGTTGAACTGAAAAGAGAGTGCCTATCCGAACTGCTGTCTAACTACCATCGAGCCAAGCCGAGTAAGTTCGGTTACGATGCGAAAGGTTTTGCTAATCCGGATCGATGCAGCAAGTACGAGGAGATCATCTATCTTTACGGCACGTGGACTCTGATTGACGGCAACAGTAATCAGTATTCGGTCGAGGTAATGCCGCTTGAGGAATTATGCGAGTTAGTCGATAACATCTTAAAAGAAAAGGAGTGAGCCATGAAAGAAGTAAAAGTAACGGTGAATAACTGGAAGCACAAAAGCAACGAGGACGTGCTGCGCACCCTCATCAACTGCCTCAAGTCCGTGCTTCGTAGCGATGCTGTCGAAGAAGAGCAAGCGGAGGTGTCGTTTGATGATTTCAAGAACTCAGGTGTTGAACTCAAAATTGAATGGAAATGAAAGAGAAGTATCAGAACATGGTAAACAATCTCTGGAACGAGATTCAGGCCGCGTTAGACGCGCTCTATAACGAGAAAGCACGTCCGGCAACTCCACACTATAAAGACAGTAAGGGCTATCCTATACGCGATATATGCTGCCGATTCTCGTGGATTGCAAAGATCGATGATATGTGGTGCGTAGTCGATAAGTTTGATGGCACTCAGTACAACCTGAACGTGCTCGATCTTGATTGGTTGTGTCGCTACGTGGACGAACTGCGTAGCGCAAGCACAGAGGGCGCAGAAGAATTATGGAATGCCTGTATAGCGGAGCATCTGAACTCGCCCAAGTATTGCGACTGCGAGATCGTGCAAAAGGATGATCCGACAGAAACGATGTATGTCACAATCGCGCTATGTGAGTACGACGAATGCGAGGTAGAGGATGACAAAATCTATTTCTATGCAGGCAACGGATTTGAGTCCTTGCAGCGCCTATTCGGGCCAAGCGAGGACTTTGAGATAGTCCGGATCGACGAACTATATGTGTGAAAGGAGGTAACCATGACAAAAGTTGAATTTATTGCACGGCACGTATCGCCGGAGGGAGCCAAGTTTGATCCGTCTGCTGGCTTCCTGAAAATCACCCACGCCTGCGGCTGCATTCTAACGCAGACAGCAGGGCATCCAGATCATGCCGAATTATGCGGGCGGCACACACGAGAGTATTGCAATCTAAAAGAGGAGGAAAGCCATGAAAAAGCGACTGATTGAGGTAAAGCGGTTCCATGTGATCCGCATGAACGGCAAGCTGTGGCTGCTGAATGAAGCGCACATCGGCACTCCGTATAACAAACCGGAACGACTGCACTTCGAGTACCATCGCATCTATAGCGACGGTCGTACGAATCTGAAAGGCTACTATATAGAGGATGAGGAGTGGATTCGCAATACGATGGTTGAGGACCTTGGCGAGTTCTATGACTGGATGAAAGCAAACCATCCTGTGCGCTACAAGCGCGAGAATTGGGAAGCGTCTAAGCCGAAACCGGAAACCATCTATATTGGCGAGACAACTCCGGAAGATATTCGCGAGTTGTGTAATACGGCCGCGTGCATGTACGGACACCTGATTGAGTTCGGGGTAGAGATGACCGGGAAAGAGTTCGCTGATCGCATCCGTAGGGTGTACGACTGCACCGATCCTCATAACGCCATCTATGCGCAAGCGGTCGAGCGCGTTGGCAGAGTTTTCCATAACTACCAAGGTATTTATATGTCGATGTCATGAGCCACTTTGTAGCAACGAGTATCGTACTCAAGAAAAACGAGATCACGATGAAAGGCGACGACAATAATGTCGTGCCGAGAAGACGTTATACCGTCCGTATTCCTCGCACTACAGAGGAGATGCGTACGTTTGTCAAACAAGATATCCTCGGAGGCTGTGTGAAGCCTATAGCGAGTGCAAATGACTATTTCTGGTGGTGGCTGATGCGCAGACCTACTTGGCAGCGCTATAACTACGCAACCGTAACTGACCATGAGTTGGATCGCCTGGCCGAGTATATTCAGGAAGAATGGGATAAGCGCAAGAAGCGTCGTAAGAGTGCGCTGATGATCTGCGATATCCACGGACGAGTGATAAACTACGTCAAGCGTGTGAATGGTGAATACTATCTGACTGATAAGCCTGTGATGATGTCGATGTACCGGGCGTGCTATTTGTGCAATAAAGACGGATGGAGAATCACAGATATGCAGGGCAATAAGTTGTGCTTCGGAGAGGTACATCCTGTATCGGAAATCAAGCAATAGACTGACAAAAACTATGCCAAATAGAGTGTTATAACGTGCTAATTATGAGCGATTTATAAAATGGCAACGACACTTTGCAATTTACGATTTTTAAGCATTTTTATGCGAAAAAATTTGGTCAAATGAAAAAAAATGACTAACTTTACACTGTCGTTAAGATAAATAATAAACCATTAAAAATTGAGAGTTATGACAGTATTCACGCACAACGGAAAGACGGTATTTGTAAGCCGATACGTAGGTAGCAGATCATTCAAGTTAGAGTTGGTTTACTACAATCAGGAATTAACGGAATATCCGACAGGACTGAAAATATGTGCTTGCCGGAATGCAAGTTTTTGCTCTTCAACAAAGAGAGCCGCCAAGATGATAAATGATTTCTTGGGTGCCGAAGTAGCTGTTGCTCTCAATTCGATCTCGGTTATTAAAAAGAAGAACTTATAAATCACCGGAACTATGTTTGGAAAACGCATTTTCTCAATAGACAATAAAGAAGAGAGCAGAGACGGCCGCAATATCCGGGTTATGCTCACAATAGCGAGAGATAACGGATTGGACGGTTTCTCACTCCCTCTTGTGAACAAAGAGGAGTTGACAGAACTCCGTGATAGGATCGACGAGTATTTGAAAACCATTAAAGAATAGAGTTATGTGTAATTTGTATTTGATCGGAGAAAACACGGAAGCCGAGTTCGCTGCTATGTTTGAGCAGGGCGGTTTTGAGCTGTTTAATCTATCGTTCAACGTAGCCATCGGCAAACGTGACGATGAGAAAGTGAAAGCGTGGACGCAGAGCGAGCAGGCCCTGAAAGAGATGTCAGAACGCTTCGGAAAGAAAGTCAAGGCTATTCAGCAGCGCCGGACGTACTATTGGCTTCCGCTGGATAGTTTCAATCAGCCGAACGGCAACGTAGAGGAGATATCCCTGTTCCCGTCGGACTACGAGGATTTGAAGAACTGCAATATGCAGGACAGTTATCCTTATTGGTGGATTTACGATGATTACCATGCAGCGCTTGAGCGTGCGCATTCTTGATCCCTTACGACTATGGCAAAGAAGCAACCGAAACAACAGAAAGAGCACATGCAGATAGCCGTGCTGTGTTACGATTCCTCAGAGGTAGATATTATTGATGTCTGCATCGAGAATGATTACGATATCATCGAGAATTGGCTAATTGAGCATTGCCAGTACAATCTGGATCAGATTAGCTGGATGAGTGCGTCGAGTATCAAAGTTAACAACCTAACGCCGGAGGACTTCGGCAACTAAAGAAAGGAGAAGAATATGGAAGAAAAAGTATTTGTAGTTACAAACCTGTCACCAGATCTTGGCAAGGCGATCATCGTAGGTCTCTATGATTCGTGCCGTGCTGCTATCCAAGCGGCATACGATGAGTATTGCAACGTGTGCAAGGAGATATTTCACATGGAGCCTGCGCCGTTCAATCCGGAATCAAAGGTTTGTGTCGCGCAGAACGCAGGTGTTCGTGTGGTTGTCTCTGTAGCCGATCTCCCGATGCGTAGAACGGCAGAGTTCCCAGTAGCGTACGTAACGCGCGAGGATGTTGCTCATCGCGGTTTCTCGACAGAGGGTCTGACCGATGAGCGTATGCAGCAAGTCGCAAGCCGTATGTCGAAATACATCTCCGATGAGATGGAATACTGGTATGCGCTCGATGCTGCTTGTGAGTATATTGGTATATCACGAAAAGACGACGATCAAGATGGCGACGAATGAGCAAAAGATGCGGATTCCGAACCGCACTCTTGAGGAGGTTCTGCAGCACTTCTTTGGATGCAAGAAGCCGTTTGCTAAAAATGGCGATTTTACGGCCCAAGGAAGCAAGGCATACGGTAAACTTGTGGAGCTGTTGTACAACGTCGGCACTCTCTCGGAAACCGACATGAATGACATAATTGAGTCGCTGGATTATATAGTAACAGAAAAGTATTAGTGAATATGGATTTCAGAGCAGATTCATCGAAACTGTTAGAGGTGAACAATCAGCAAGATAAGCAGTCGGCTTTCTTCGCTTGGTTTACCAAATGGGCCGAAACGCAGGATTATATCATATGCGTTGATAGTAATGGCGTACCTGAGTTTTTGGTTATCGACTACTGTGGCAGGACGACGTGTAAGTTTAATCAGAGAGATGGAGTTTTTTCCGTTAACCAATGCGTCTTTGACGATTACAACCATGAGCAAGACGAATAGAAGATGCTGCGAATGCAGAAAGAGTGAGTGCTATGGATGGCACCACTGGGGATGCTCGAAGACCGGGGAACTTGTGGACGAGAATGATTGCTGCGAGGACTTCGATTCCTAACCTCCATCCAGATCACAAAGAAAGTGCGCTATAAGGCTACAAAATGATGCCAAAAGTGCGAAATAATGACATGAAACCATCAAAAATGCAAAAAAGTTTGCTGAAAATTTGCAGGAGTCAAAAAAAAGCAGTACCTTTGCACTCGAAATTTGATTATGGCACATTCGTGCTAAGCGATATTCTATCGCAATCGCGTCTTCGCCGTAACTCATTTTTTAATGGTTTGGAGAGAATTTACCGCAGCGGCGGCAAAATTCTCTCTTTTTTTGCACTTTTTTTGAAAAATTGTTTGATATTCAAACATTTTTTTGTAACTTTGCAGCCGATTTATAAAAAACACGTGTTATGAACCTGCGAGATATCTTTGAAAATAATCTTGAAGAGCAGAAGAAAATCGAGCTTCTCAAGAAGAAATCAGTCTTGGTCCCTGACTGGAGTAAGTTGCGCCGTAGTTATGATCCGGAGAAGCACAAGATCGTCCGTGACTATAGAGGTCGACCGAACCGAACGCTCGAAGATGGTACGATCGAGAATGCAACGCGATACCGCTTCGGCTTGGAGAAACTGTTAGTGTCGCGTATGGCTGGATTCATGTTCACCATCCCAGTGAAGCGTGTGTACCCGGAATTGCCGAAAGAAGCAACAGAGGATCAGAGAAAACGCCGCAGTGAGATCATTCATGCTATCGAGCAGGTGTACAAACTCGCCCGCTTGGATAACGAGAATCTGAACCGCGCAAAGCAGTTCTTTGCTTCATGCGAGATGTTCACGCTCTGGTATACGACCGGATCGCCGCACTCGAAATACGGCTTCCCGTCGCAGCACAAGTTCAAGTGCAAGACCTACTCGCCGATGGATAACAATACGAAGCTGTTCCCGCTGTTCGATGACACCGGAGATATGATTGCTATGTCTATCGAGTATCGGAATGTAGAGAACTCTCAATCTGTCACGTATTTCGAGACGTACACAAAGGATAAGCACTATAAGTGGCATACGACGCAGGACGGATGGGTTGCAGAAGAGCCTAAGGATATCAGCAGCTACGGAAAGATACCGGGTGTGTATATGTACAGAACCGAGCCGCTGTTTGGCTCCGATCTGGACTACATTCGTCAGACACTTGAGTATAAGATGTCCGAGAATAGCGACACGATTTCCGATAACGCCGCTCCGATCTTAGCCACGGCTGGTAAGATCACCGGACTTGAGAAGCGAAGCGATTCGAAGCGAGTCGTATCATGCGAGAATGGCGGTAAGGTCGAGTACGTTACATGGGATCAGGGTGTCGAATCTACCAAGTTCCACTTCGAGCAAATGCTGGATATGTATTTCATGCTTGCTCAGCTGCCGAACATATCCGCATCGAAGATGATGAACCTGAGCAACGTCAGCTACGAGTCCCGTCAGTTGCTGTTTGCCGATGCACACATGAAAGTTGGTCAAGAGTCCGGCGATTGGTTGGAGTTCCTTGATCGCGAGTTTTCGCTGGTAAAGCAGTTCCTGAAAGAAGCGCATCAGGAATGGGCTAAAGATATCGACGCTATCGACTGCGATCACGTGATCACGCCGTATATTCAGGATGATAAGAAAGCAAGTATCGAGACGCTGATGCGTGCTAACGGTGATAAGCCGTTGATGAGTCAGAAGACCGCTATTCAGCACCTTGGTATGTCTGATGATGCCGATGCAGAGATCGCGCAGATACAAGCAGAGGAAGCAGCACAACCTGCGCAGAATGATGATCTGAGCAATATGTACATAGCGAAATAGTTATGGCTAAGCCTCGCATACCGAACCAGAAGAAGCAGTATCGAATGCTTGATAGACGCTTGGCGGCTTATATGGCCGCCGTGCGTCGTATTTATGCGGAACTGAGTAGCGAGGCAGCGAAGATAGTCACATCCTCCGGCTACGATGGCAAGAAGCCGTTTTCGTGGCGCGACTACCCGAATACGAAAGCACGTATGCGTAAGTTGCAGGAACGTTTCGTGAGTCAGTTGAGCGGCCTGATCATGTCTGGCACATCTGATGAGTGGAAGCGAAGCAACCTGCAGCAGGATTTGATCGTTAACCGAGTGCTCAAGGCGTACCATACGAGCAGAGATGATGGAAAGAATGAGAAATACTATCGTAATAACGAAGAAGCACTCAAGGCATTCCAGACGCGCAAAGAGCAAGGAATGAATATCTCTAATAAGTTATGGGACCAGTCTCAAGCATATCGAGAGGAGTTGCAGGATGTGATATCGGTGGCTATTGAGCGCGGAACTGATGCTGTCACGTTGAGTAAGCAGATCAGTAAGTATCTGCGAGATTTTCCATCTATGCAACGTGACTACAAAGATAAGTACGGCCGTGCGTCAAAGGCGCAGAACTGCGAGTTCCGATCTATACGCCTGGCGCGTTCTGAAATCAATATGGCTTACCGGAGTGCCGAGCAGGAACGATGGCGCCAACTCGATTTTGTCGTTGGCTATGAGATTAAGATGTCTGGTGCACATCCGGCACACGATGTATGTGACAGTCTCGCAGGCAAATATCCGAAAGATTTTCGGTGGGTAGGATGGCACCCGAATTGCATGTGTTACGAAATCCCGATCCTTAAAACAGAGGACGAGTTTTACGGAGAATCGAAGCAAGTTCAGCCCGAGATAAAAGGTAAGGTTGATAGCGAAAAGGTCGAAAGCAAACTTGAGGGGAAGTCGTTTATGTTTGAAACGTCGGAGGTGTTCAAATACGAACTCCATCCGGAAGACCGCGAGGCTGTAGAGAGTTTTGCAGATCGTCTCGGTAGGTTCAATCCGAAGGGCGAGGTTATGAGTTTCAGTATAGACGATGTTGTACAGACGCAACAGTATGTCGGTACAAAAAACGTGATCCAGATAGCGCAGTCTATCGAGAAAGATGGTTTGCAGGATAATCCTACTGGTATCAAGGTTGGCGATAAGGTGTTTATCGTTGATGGTCACAACCGCATAGCCGCTATGCGCCTTGGTGGCTCGAATACGTTTGATATTCGCGTCGTAGAGGTCAGCGAGGAAGAATGGAAAGCTGCAGGCGGTCAAGTTCCGGCCGGAGGATTCGAGAGCAAGCAGCGCATAGGATCCTCATCCATAAATGAGGTGCATGATGTGCCGCAGGAGTTTAAGGACTGGTGTACCGAAAACTGGCAGCGCATCGAAAACTCGCGACATAATGATACGCTTCCGTATTTCCTGTCTGATAATAGGCAGTACGTTAAAGAACAGTTAACGATAGAGCGTGCGACCGAATTGCGCCATGCTAATCGTGATGAGAAAGCAATCCTGCACGCATGGGAGAATAGACAGGCACTAAAACAGAATTACGGTGTTTCTCTTCCGAACCTGCGTCGTAAGGCTGAGTATTGGGGAGTTGATACGTCGGCGCTTGATGAGTATGTATATTCCGGTCGTTTGCATCTTGACGAATATGGAGAGGATGAGAGATTGGATGCGCTCATGACAAATATAGCAGCCGAAGTAAGCGTTAAGGCTGAGACTGCAAGAAGTCGCTTCGATAGAGTTCGCAAACTCAGAACCGAACTAAATGCCGCTAAGGGAGCATATCACTTTGATGATATTATTGCCGAATTGGATAAATATCTTGCAGAGCACAATCCGAGAGCAGGAGAAATGGTTTACGGCTCAAGGTATGAAGCGACAAAGGTTGGTGATATTAGTGAGTTTATTCGTCAGCAGCAGCAACGCATTGAAAAGAGGCGCGATGTGCTTCATAGTGTCAACGAGTCTCTTATATCGTCGAAACTTGGTGTAGAGAAAATGGTTCCTATGAGTTTCGAGGAAGCAGATGAGTTGCGTGGTAATCCGATGTTCTTATCTGGACTTGACGAGTACACATGTAACTGCCAAAGTTGCGTAGTCGCTAACGAATTGAGAAGACGTGGGTATGATGTGGAGGCAAAGCCTAATTATGCTATTCCGCACAGTCCGCAATTTATTTTGTCGTTCGATACTCGAAGCATATGGGTAGACAGAAAGACTGGATTACCGCCAGTTGCAGAAAGGATATCCTTGAGGGGAATTGATGATGTTGAACTTGCCAACGCCATCATGGATAAGATTAAAACGCAAGGTCGGTATAATCTGTCGGTCACATGGGAGAAACCGAATAAGAACGGCGAGAAGTATGGTCACGTGTTTACGATCGAGAGAAAACGTAATGGCACGATTTTTGCATATGATCCACAGACAGGCGAAATGGATAGAGTTGATTACTCGCTTCTGCTTGAATATCTGCTTCAAGTCGACAGAAGCCGCTCTGTTGTTTTGTACCGAATAGACAACTGCGATGTCAATACGCAGTATTTGGATAAAATTGTAAAGAAGAAATAATATGAACGTAAAATCGAAAACCGAGGAATTGGGATTGCAGGCACTCTCTATTTATGAAGGGACGACAGAGTGTATTAAGAATGCAAATTCAAAAGAGGACAAACAGTTGGTAAGGGAGTTGCTTAATACTATGGCATCGCAATTAAGCCTGCTTGAGGAGTATTATAAGCATCCTGAGAATATAGAAGATGTTCCACATCTGTAATAACTGCGTCACAAGCGGATATTCCCATACATCCTACACACGAGAAAAATTTAGCCGATTCTCAGCGAGTTATTTTCGCAACCATAAGCGCCATCCGGTACAGGGTGGCGTTTTTTTGTGTGCTTCCATTGACAAAATCTATGCCAAACTTGGACCGTCAGGAATGCGATTTTTGGCCGTTTTTCAAAATGGCAACGACGCTTTGCAATTAGCACTTTTTCAGCATTTTATGCGGAAAAAATTTGGTCAAATGAAAAAAAATGACTAACTTTACACTGTCGTTAAGATAAATAATAAACCATTAAAAATAGAGAGTTATGCAAGCAATTCAATTGACAGTAGGTCAGGTAATCAAAGCTAAAAACGCCATCTGGCCGCAAGCTCCGGCAAAGGAGTACACCATCATTCAAGTAGCCGAGGAGATTGATCCGCAGATGTATTCTGACGGACTGCGTGGGTTGGCATGGGCTAAAGATAATGAGACAGACGAACTCGCAGCGCTGACAGTTGACGAGGAGGACACCAAGAATTGGTATCGCGATGATTCGTTCTTTGACAACGGTTACCAAATCGCCTATCCGGAAGATATCGAGAAATACGAAATCTATCAGGATGAAGATGACATCTGGAAAGTAAGAATGCTGTAAGAAAGGAGGATCGATATATGTTTATAGTTCAATTCGACTGCAAAGATGGTTCGCAGATGTTCTACGGAACGCTGAAAGGTGATTTCTTCGGAATACGCCACACGGAACACGCAACCAGATTCGAGACGAAGAAAGCGGCAGCTAAAGCAGCCGATGAGATTATGGCAAGTCCGCTCGGTAGTGGATTTGTTAGTTATGCAATAATTGAGAAAGGAGAATAAAGATGAGAATCAGTAAAGAAACATTAGAAGCGCTCCAGGCGCAGGGAATAAAAGTACGGTGGTATCCGGAAGAGACGTTCAAGGAGCATTGGGATAATTGCTACGAACAGCAGCGGAAAGGATATATCGACTATTATAAAGATACAGTAGGCGATAGATTAGGCGACTTGTTTAAGACAATGGCTGACCTCGAAAAACGAGCAGAGGAACACGCCGAGATGACAACAAACAGCAAGGCTCAAAATCTGTATGACGCTCCTGTCCTCTACGTTAGTTACGGGGATCGTACATTTGCAAAGAAAGAGAATGTCAAAAGCAGGGAGATAACAGTTGAGTACGTCCAGAAATTGGTGGAGCGCGATAAGAAAGCCTTCTCTGGTGCATACGGCGACTTTGCACGTAAGATGGAGCAGCTGCTGAAACGTAACGGCATCGGACGTAACCTCTGCATCTATCCGACCACTTATGGAATAGGCGTTTGGCTGTTCTACAACTTCTCCGCCGATGAGTGCATCAAGCGTGTGGACTCCATCTTAAACGAACAGGGCATTGAGTTCCGCAACGAGTACTCCGATGCACAATGGGTATGGCGGTACATCGTCAGCAAAGCAGAAGCCAATAGATTACGAATAGACAAAGCAGCATGATATGAGAGAGGAAGAAAAACTTGGAGAGATGATAGCCAACCTCGACTACTCCAGATCGTTCTCGGATAACTTCGACAGCTTCATAGCGTTCACGCTGTTTCCGTTCCTTGCTAATCCGGATAAGGATGATGTGGCAAATTACATGAGCCACCGCGAGGACGAAAGGTACAGAAACGCGATGCTGAAACTCGGGGATATATCCGAGGGCTACCATGACGCGCTTGGCGATATCTTCATGGATCGTATCAGTCATGGCGCCAACGGACAGTTCTTCACTCCGGACTGTATTTGTGAGTTTATGGCTGGCATTCTTTCGCCGGAGGGAGAACATATATGCGACCCGTGCTGCGGCTCGGGTAGGCTGCTGCTGAAAGGCTTGCAGCGCTCACGCGAGAATAAGTTAGACCCGACAATCTACGGAGGCGACCTTGACCACCGTGCAGCACGCATGACGCTGCTAAACCTCTGCATGAACAGCGCAAGGGGCGATGTCGAATGGATTAACTCGCTGTCGAATGAGGTGTTCAAGACCTACCATATAGACCGCGTGAACCTGTATGGGAATTGGATGTCCTATGTATGGCAGTACACTCCATCGACCGACATGGACGAACTGAACCGTCAACGGCAGGATGTCATAAGGCAACTGATGGAGGGCGGCGTTTGGTACGAAAGGCAGTTCGAAGACCCGAAGAAACCAGCCGAGGTGCCGGAGCAGCCGCAAGCATCGCCGGAGGCCGTTGCTCCAATTCAGGAACCGAAGAGACAGCAGCCGGTCCAGTTGTCATTGTTTGATTGATAAAAATGTATAAGATATGAAGAATACAAAGATTTTTGAGACGATCCGTCAGCAGGCTATCGAGTTCAATGCGCTGCTGATCCGACAGAAAGCAGACAGCGAACGTCTGGAAACCATGTTCTATAAAGCATGGAAGGCTGATCCGTCCGACAAATCAAAAGAGGTTGCGTTTCACCTGCAATGCGATAAGACGCGGCAGCTGGAAGATCGCATCCTGAATAACAAGCCGTATATGGGAGAGCGTTGGTATATGACGGAGTATCTGCACTCTGATGCGCACGCTTACGAGGTGCTTGAGGTCTATAGTCGTGACCGGATGGATGTCCGTAGGCTAAAGGCCACCGAGAAGCCGGAAGCGCGAGAGGCACGCCTGGCATCGTTCATTCCGGGTGGGTTCGTCGGCAACTTCGATAACAGTCTTCAAGAATGGACGTTCGAGAGCGATGAGAGTAACCCGATCCTTACGGTTCGTCGGCACAAGAACGGCAATTTCTACCGACCGGGAACGAGGACATGTCCGTTCGTTATGCGCGATGCGCCGTACGAGCACTATGATTTCAATTTTTAGTTTGAAAATTGAAGAATATAGTAGAAAAATAGACGAAAATAGTGAAAAAATGAAGAAAATCGCAATTTTTTGTCAAAATTGTTTGGTAATTAAACAAAAAAGTTGTACCTTTGCAGCATGAAAATTTTTACGTCGTATTTCGGCAACGTTGCAACGCTCAAGAAATGTGGTGTTCACCCTATCAGCATAGCGCGTTGGTCGCCGAGAGGTTGGGACGGTGACAGATTGACTTGGTTGGCTCCTACGGTCTATATGCTAAAGGAAGCATCTCACGAAGAGTACGTGAGGATGTATCAGGATATCTGTCGAGGTGTGAACATTGAATGGCTTATTCGTCAACTGAGCATGATGGCTGGTGGAAAGGATGTAGCGCTTCTGTGCTATGAGCGTCCAAATGAGTTCTGTCATCGCCACATGCTTGCTGAGTACCTTACCGACCACGGAATTAAAGTCACAGAGTTTAATGAGTGGGAGTACGTTCAGCAGCAGGCCCAGGCGCAATCGGCGGCTCCAACACCTCCACCGCCGGAGCGCAAGGAGCCTGAACAGTTGACCTTGTTTTAGTCGAGGCGCATATCGGCTAACAGAGTGTGCGATCAAAATACTTTCATAGAGAGATATAGGGCGATGCGCCGCCCGTCTGCGCGAACAGCATGGCGAACATGCGCTTACCTGCCGGGTAGGAGATGTGGGTTTAACTCCTGCTTCGCGCTCAAGTCACGAGGCGCATCTTGTGAATAAGTAGTATCTGATTGAAATAGTATATGGGTGGAGGCAATGCGCTGCCGAAGCCCTATCTGCGGGGAAAGCATGACGAAACATGCGCGTCTCACACCCGAGACGAGAAGTTGGTGGAAGTCCAACTCCCCGCTCTATTTTGAACAGATATGGAATTAGAACTTTTGCAAAGAACTTTCGGACTGGAGATAGAACTCTCCGATATGGATAAGTCGCAGGTAAAAATGCCGAGCGGCTATTCTTGGGATGAAGAAGAGGTTATCCATAATACGAACGGCACACGTGGTACCGTGACCTATCGCTATGGTGGTGAGATAAATACGCCTCCGCTGCTTCCGACCGAAGAGAGTTATGCCGAACTCCGATCCATCCTTGAGAGTTGCAAAGCAGCCGGAGCCATCGCGCGTCGCGACTGCGGTCTGCAAGTACACATCTATATCGGCGATCTGACAGTAGAAGAGGTAAAGCGTATCTATGCGCTTAGTTACTATTGTACGGATGTGCTCAAGCAGATTTGCTACCTGCCTCCGTATAGCGATGATCAGCGCTATCGCCCGGCACCGACTATGGATATCTTCGAGCGCGCTATGCAGGCTGATAGTTTCGATGCTATGCGCCGTGTCTTTGAAAACTCCCAGAATAAAGGCTACGTCCGTCATTTTGTCAATGTAGCATCGTATTTCGTACGCAAGACGGTTGAGTTCCGTCTGTTCAATACGACTACAGACTGGGATGAGATGCAAGCCTGCATCGAGTTCGCGTATCGCTTCGTGGATTACGCGCTTACGCACACGCTGGATGACTTTAAGTCTCTTTGTACCAGTGAAGTGTTTGAATATCAAACAAAAGTGCCGACAAACCTGCCGAAGCTGCCGGATTCTCTGATCTTCTTTAGCAGCGTTCGGGATATGGATAAAGGTATCACGATGCACGAGCAGGTGGACCTGAGCAGTTATTTCGTGAACATGCTGTGCGAAAACAGCGGTCAAGAGATCGTCTGCGTCAATCCTCATATGTACTCACTTGAGACGAAGTTGAGCGCCTATAAGAAGATCGTTCTGTATGTGAATGACGGTTTCCATCACACATTGTATAGAATAGTGCGCGAGGGCGTGCGCATATGCTATACAGGAAAAGCGGAGTTCTTGCAGGGCTTCAATGCGGACGATCCGGTTAAGCAGGTTGCGTGTCTGATGGTGTTCCATCGCATACGCAAGTTCCTGCGTGATGGCGAGTATTACGAGCAACGCCTCCAGTCGTACAAGGAGAGTCTGGTTTCGACGATGGAGAATGCGTATAGCGCATCAGAGCGCTTGGTTAAGATGCTTTCCGAAGCAGAGTACCACGTAGGCACACTGAACGACGCTATAGCACGCGGTGGCGATATTTTCTTCCAGTTCGATGACTATTCGAAATACCGCAGTACGTTCAATTCTTTGCGCGAAAACTCGGATTTTGACGAGCAGTACGAGCGCATGGAAACAAACTATTACGAGGTGCAGAATAATCTGCCTAAAGGCACGAAATTGATGCTTGTGAGCACGTTCCCCTATCATAACATGGAGAAGATAGGAAAGATAGGCAGCAAGATCTTCTACTCGACGCAGCGCGCAAAGAGCGGAGTTATTCAGGATAGCAAGAAACCCGAGTTCCTGACATTCAAGGAGCCGCCCGATGATCTGGTTATCGATGATCCCGATAGACTGCATATTTGCAATGTAAAGAGCGGCGAACTGCTGAAAGCACAGAAGCAGTACGTAGTCAAGGTGGAGAAAGTGAGCGGATGCCGATTCGGCTACTTTGTGTTCTACGATGATTACCTGCTTGGTGGCTTCGGCTTCGACTATCCGAAAAACCAAGCGTACGATATTTGGCTGCTGTCTGATTTCTCGACTAACAACCGCGTGCCGCGTCTGTCGAAACTCATCCTTTTATGCGTGAAGAGCGCGATGGTAAGACGTTCGCTATGCCGAAAGATGAGCAACGTAATCAATACGTGTTATACGAAAGTATATACGCATGAGCCTGTAAGTAGTAAGTATCGTGGTCCGTTCAAGAAAGTCAGCAGAGAGTCCAATCACCTGTTGTACGAAACGACACTCGGAACATTGGGTGGCAAGGATGAGATTATTGCGAAGTATAAACAAATCATAAACAATATGAATCATGAGCAAAACAAATCCTAAAGAGAGTCAAGTAGCGCCTCGGAAATGGAAGATCGCGGAAGTCGAAGTCACTCAGTTGGTAGAGACGGAGGTTAACGCGAATGAGATGACAGATGAGGAATACCAGCGCCTTGTAGAGAATGTCCGCATAACAGGTGGATTGAGCAGCGCGATATCGTGCTATCAGCGCGAGAGCGATGGTAAGTTTGTCATCATCAATGGCAATCACCGCTTACGCGCTGCTATCGAGAATCGCCTGCGCGTCGTGCCTATCGTCTATGCAGACGAAAGCATGATGTCGAAAGACGAGAAGTTGGCTTTGCAGATTTCGCATAACTCGCTGCACGGAAGCCACAATCGCAGTATTTTGAAGCGCTTGTTTGATGAGATTCAGTCGATCGATTTTAAGCAGGCTGCATTCATCGACGTTAGCGAGATAGAGCCGATCGACACATCCGGCGTAGGTTTTACGATGGAGAGCGAGCACTATTCCGTATCGCTTGTGCTGTACAGGAAAGACTTTGATCTGCTGAAAGACCTGCTTGGAGTGGTTGCGGAGAAGCAGCCTGTATCTGATCTGGTGATGCTGGCCGACGGAAAAGAGAATGAGGACGAGTATCTTAAACTGCTGTCCGCTATCCGTCAAAAGTACGATATACGTAGTGTGAACATCGCTTTCTCAAAGATTCTTGAGTTGGCAAAAAAACAGATGGCAAATGAATAAGGTTACTATTGGTATATTGAGGGAAACGAAAATCCCAGTTGACAATCGCGTGCCGTTTACGCCCACGTCTATTGCTCGGATAAAGGAGTTATATCCGAACATCCGTTTTGTCGTAGAGTCGAGCGATGTACGCGCTTTTAAGGACGCAGAATACGAGGCTGTAGGCTGCGAGATAGTTCGCGATCTGGTACCGTCTGCGTGCGACTTGATGTTTGGTGTTAAGGAGGTAGCCTTGGATCACCTGCATCCGTATGGTCATTATGTCTTCTTCTCGCATATCGCCAAGGAGCAGCCGTACAATCGTGAGTTGGCAAACCGTATGCACGAGTTAGGCATCACGCTTACCGATTATGAGTACCTTGTTAACCACGAGGGCAAGCGTATCGTTGCGTTCGGCTTCTGGGCTGGTGTGGTAGGTTGCTATAACACGCTGAGGCTTGCAGGCTTGAAGAGCAGAAAGTATACTCTGCCGGAAGCCAATCCGGACACGTTCACTCTTGACGAACTCGAAAAGGCTATCAAGGAGAATGCCAAGGCAATCAGAGAATCGCACATGCGCATCCTGATCACCGGAACTGGTAATGTGTCCGAGGGCGCTCAATACGTACTGCATCAATTAGTAGGCATGATTAGCGTGCATGTAGATGTATTCAAGCATGTAGTTGACAGATTTGGCTCGTACTATGCTGTTGCCGGAACGAAAGACCTTGTGAAGAGTAAGTTCGGCGATGGCTATAAGCGTGAGTCGTTCCACTCACACCCAGAGCGGTACTGCAGCCGCTTCGATGAGTTTGCACCGAAGACAGATGTTCTGATCTGCTGTCATTCGTGGGAGCCTGGTATGCCGGAGTATCTTACGCCTGAACTTGCGTTCAGCGATAAGAGCGCCATCAAGATAGTCGGCGATATCACCTGCGATATCCGTGGAAGCATCTGCACTACGCTCCGGCCGTCCACACACGATGATCCGTTCTATGGAGTACGAATGGAGAAAACAGTAAGACACACAGAAGGTGGTCTGGTCGAGGAAGAGCGTCGCCGCTTGGAAGAGTGTGCGGCATGGTGCCCTGACTGTATATCCGTGATGGCCGTCGATACGTGCCCGAACGCGATACCGAGAGAGTCAAGCGAAGATTTCTCGCATCAACTGGAGATGAGTATCGTGACATGGATGGCGCACAAGAATGATCCGGAGAATCCGTGCCGTTACGCGCAACAGCAGATAGATGACGCTACGATCTTACGCGAGGGTGTGGTAACGGAGAAATTCGCATATCTGGAGGACTTTGTATATAATGGCTAAGAAGAATACAGATAGTACTAAGACTAAGGCGGTAGGCAAAAAGCCTGCTGCCAAGTCTGCTGCATCCAAGCCGAAAGCAAAGCGTAGGGAAACACCCGAACAGTTAGCAAAGCGCAAAGAGAAAGAGAGAAAGACAGTTGAAGCGCGCATCGCAGAGCAGAAGAAGTTGTTTCTGTCTATCTTCGAGAAGAAAGGTGGTAACCCTACATCATCGTGCATAGCTGCAGGCATAGGTCGCTCCACGTATTACGCATGGCTCGAAAGCGATAAAGAGTTTGCTGAGGCCGTGCATAATGTCAAGGAGTCGCTGATAGATATGGCAGAGTCCAAGTTGCTTGAGAGTATTCAGGGCGGCAATCTGACTGCAACCATTTTCTATTTGAAGACGCAGGGCAAAGATCGTGGATATGTAGAGCGCACCGAGCAGGATGTAAACGTGAACGAGTTCATGGACGCTATGCGTGGGCTACCTGATCCACCGGAAGAGGTGTAAAATGAGCAATGGACGAACGACAGAAACTAAGAGCATGGATGAAGATTTGGCGAAAGGATTGGTGTCTCTTCGCCGAACAGGTCTTGCATGCCAATTTGGATGATGAGCAGAAAGAGGTTCTGCGTTCGGTTCAGTATAACAGTCGTACGGCGGTAGCATCCGGTACATCGCGAGGAAAAGATTTCGTAGCAGCCGTTTGCGCCTTGTGCTTTCTCTACCTCACACCTCGATTCGATGAAAAAGGCAAGTTGGTGTCTAACACGAAAGTAGCGCTTACGGCACCGACAGATCGTCAGGTAGGCAATATCATGGTGCCGGAGTTCACGCGCCTATTCAAGGCTGCGAAGATACTGCCCGGCCGACTTGTAGCATACGACATCCGTACCTCTCATAAAGAGTGGTTCTTGACAGGCTTTAAGGCTGGTGATGACGATACGGAAGCATGGTCCGGTTTCCACGCAGCCAATACGATGTTTGTCGTAACGGAGGCATCCGGTATATCCGAAAAGACGTTCGACGCTATTGAGGGTAACCTGCAGGGTAACTCGCGGCTGCTGATCGTGTTTAACCCGAATACTACAACAGGCTATGCCGCGAAAGCGATGAAGTCAAGCCGTTTCGCCAAATTCCGTCTGAACTCGCTGAATGCTGCCAATGTGGTTGCGAAGAAAATCATCTATCCGGGCCAAGTTGATTACGAGTGGGTGAAAGATAAGGTGGAAAACTGGTGCAGCAAGATTAAGATGACGGATATCGACGAGGGAGAAGGAGATTTTGAGTTTGAGGGGCAATGGTATCGCCCGAATGATCTTTTCCGTATTAAGGTACTTGGTAAGTTCCCGAAAGCAAGCCATGATGCCCTCATTCCGCAAGAGTGGATCGAACTCGCGAACGAGCGATGGAAGAAACTCGTTGCTCAAGAGAATTTCGAGCATATCCGCATGTGTCGTTTGGGTGTCGATGTTGCAGGTATGGGTCGCGATAGCAGCGTGCTCTGTCCCCGGTATGGCAACTTTGTGGATGAGTTCGAGGTTCATCAGTCAGCAGGTAAAGCGGATCACATGCACGTAGCAGGCATGATTGCGCGATATCTGCATTATGATAAATCTAAAGCGTTTATAGATACCATCGGTGAGGGTGCAGGCGTGTACTCGGCTCTTCTGGAAAAAGGCTTCCGCAATGGTTTCTCGTGTAAATTCTCGGAGAGTGCCAAGGACTTGAGCGATCTGACGGAGCAGTATGAGTTCGCGAACATGAAAGCGTATCTGTACTGGGCCGTGCGTGATTGGCTTGATCCGAAGAATGGTTTTGAGCCTGCGCTGCCGGAGTGTGACGAACTGATGGAAGAGGCTACCGAGATCAAGTGGCACTTCCAATCGAGCGGAGCGATAGCGATAGAGAAGAAAGAGGATATCATCAAGCGCCTCGGACGCTCTACTGACTATTTCGATGCGCTGGCCAATACGTTCTATCCCAATGACGAGTCGATCCCGTTGGAGGACTTGGAGGCGTTCATAAATGGGCGATAAAATGACAAAAACCATGCCAGAAAGTGTGATAAAAAGTAGCGATTTTTGTGCGTTTTTCAAAATGGCAACGACGCTTTGCAATTAGCACTTTTTCAGCATTTTATGCGGAAAAAATTTGGTCAAATGAAAAAAAATGACTAACTTTACACTGTCGTTAAGATAATAAAATAAACCATTAAAAATTGAAGTTATGAAGAGTATTCTTGAGCAATTAAAGGCCGCTAAAGAGGTAGCAGAGAGCGAGATCAACGCTATGAAATCTGCTCGTAGCGAATACGAAGAGTTCGAAGAGAATAATCAGTACCCAGTAGATGCAGACGTTGAAGTTCGTCTGGCTTATATTGATAAGCGTGAGTCGTTGCAAAAAGCAGCTGCGCACGCCGAGAAGCGCGCACGCTGTAAGGTTACATCTTACGGCGATCTGATTGGTGTGAATGTTCAGCCAAATCAGGTTGATTGCGAACGCAAGATCATCGGAATGTTCGGAACCCTGAATTATTATTACGATGAGATAGCATATCGCGTAAGCCGAATAGTTGATACGTATAACGAGTATAACCATTAAGAAGCGAGTTATGAAGAAGATTCACGAACACGTTCATTATAATGCGCCGAACTTGTTTATCGCCAAGTATGTAGCGAAGACGTGGCGCAAGAAAGCCTTGCGTTATGCTAAAATCCACATCCGGAGAGGTCGGTATGTGAGCGCCCACATCGAAATTCTGGGTGATCTGCTTCGCTTCATCTCATGCGGTATTGAAGAGCAGCAACGTACTGCGTTAAGAGAAAAAGTATTAAAGTCAATAAGCCATGAATCAAGAAAAGTATGAAAGCCTGGTATCTCGCATCCTTAAACTACAAAAGCTTGTAGAGCAAGGAGAGGCCGGAGAGGCAGCGAACGCGCGAGCTGCCATCGAAACTATTGTTAATCGCTACGGGTTGTCTCTCGACGAAATACTACAGGACGAGGGAAAGAAGAATTACTACTGGACGCTCAAAACTGCGAGAGAAAAGCACCTGTGGAGGCAATGCCTTGGAACTGTGCTTAACACATGGAATCCGAGAATAGGTGAGAAAGGAAACATGGTGGTAGCGGAGTTGACGAAATTGCAGTACGCGGAGTTCAAAGACATGTTTGATTTCCATAGATCAAATATGGAACATGAGTATAAGGAGATGATCAGTACGTTCGAGAGCGCATATTTCGGGAAGCACAATATCTTTCCTGTTGATGGCGTAGATGAGCATACTGATAACAAGATGGATCGTGCCAAGCTGCTGCGTATCATCCACATGCAGCAGGCTATGGAAAATAAGTCGTATCGCAAATCAATCACAGCAGGAGAATAATATGGAAGAAAACAGTTTTGAAATGAATGGCTTGCTGAATGCCGCATGCCAAGAGGAATACAAGTACGCTCAAAGGCAAGGCTTCGGAAAGCAGCATATCGGCACGAAACTCATGTTAGTCGTGACCGAACTATCGGAGGCGCTTGAAGCTGATCGCTGCGGCCGACATGCAGATGTTGAGAGATTTAATAAGAATCTCCCGATGATGCTCCGGAACTTGCGTAAAGCGGATTTGCAGGAACGCGATGAGGATAAGATCAAAGCCTACATCAAGGCAAAAGAGGAGTTCAAGAAGAATTTCGAGAAGCACATCAAAGATACTTTCGAAGATGAGATCGCAGATGCTTTCATGCGTCTCATGGATTTGTGCGGCGAGTACGGAATAGATATCGAGCGCCATATTATGATGAAAGCGATGTATAACGAAATGCGCCCTCCGAAACACGGCAAGGCGTACTAATTGGAATAGGATATGCAGAAGATCATGTTTAATGAACAGTTCGGCTTGCAGCAAGCAACGTTCGATCGCCTAAAAACAATGACGCGAAGAGTTGTTCCAGAGAAGACAATGGATGCGTGGTACGATTACGCAGATTGGGTGGCGTCGGTTGGCATGCCTCAAGGAGTTCCGTGTTATACTGAGAGTATGGAGGAGTTCTTGATCAATAGAGCACCATACAAGGTTGGCGAGATAGTGGCAATCGCGCAAAGCTATCGCGAATTGAGTAGCGATGATAATCCTCTCTTAATTCTCGGTGATGAGATTGATTATTTAGGAATGAGCATCCTGAAAAGCGCCAAAGAAACTGCAGGATGGAATAATAAGATGTTTGTTAAAGCAGAGCATATGCCTCATCACATCCGCATCGTGCATATCAAGGTAGAAGCGCTTGGAGCCATCTCTTATCATGACTGCTTGAGAGAGGGAATTATCTATACCGGAAGCGGCTACACGTGTTATCAGCAAGGCGTGCTGCCTTTGTTCCGAAATCCGTATGCTGCGTTCAAGGCGCTCATCGACAAACTGAATCGTCGCGGATTCTTCGAGAGCAATCCGATAGTGTATGCGTATCAGTACGAATTAGTTGATTGAAAGGAGGAAATGATATGTCAAAAGTAAGAAGAACAAGGTCGATTACCTATCGAGTTAAACTGTCTGATCGTGAGGTAAGAGCAATTCGCGAGTTACTGCGTCCGTCGCTGGACTGCCGCAGGGCGTATAGTGCTATTCGCCAAGCGCAGAAATTCTCCTCTTTAGAGCAGAGTGAGACGAATTCTATTCGCAAGGCGTACTATAAGCATCTATATGACTTGAAGATGCGCAAGGTTGAGTTCTATAAAGAAAGGATAGAACGTAGTAAAAGTGGAATAATAAATATCGAAAATAATCATGGATGAGAAACGTAGAAAGGAGTTGCTTAAACTCGCGCTTGATCTGCAAGCGAAATTCAATGCAATGACCACAGACGAGGTGGTCGCAGTACTCAGTAAGGCACTCGGTGACAACAGTCCGCATGTCGAGGCACCGTACCGCATGATCTGGCAAGTAGCCGATGCAGTGAACGCCGAAAAGGTGGTCATCAGAGAGAAGAAGAAACAGCCCGGTAAGATAGAGATTCAGTTTTGTGCTTGCAAGGGCGGTGCGCTGAACCTCATCCATCCCAAAGAAGTAAAGGAGGAACTGGCATGATTTACGTAGTAACAGGCATTATAGTGTTCGCAGCAATACTCGCTGTGTTGAGTGGTAAAACTCCGCATGGAGATAATCAGCGCGATATCGAGGCCGCTCGTAGAAAGTACGAGAGAAACTGCCAAGAACTAATTCGTGAACAGGAAGCAAGGAAAGGAAAGTGATATGCACCCGATCTGGTTTGTAGTGATAGGACTCGTAGGCATAGCCGTTTACACCATCATAGCATATTGCGTAGTGTTTGCAGTATGGTACGTAGTAGAGTGGTTCAAGGATCGCCTGAGTCACGAAAAACAGTCAAAGAAAGGAGTCAAGAGATGACAGCAGAACAGATAAGACGAAATGCAGAAAATTATATTGACGAGAATACGCAAGGTGTCGTCATTGATGATAACATCCGGAATTTTCTGTTAGACACTTACATAGCTGGAGCCGAAAGCCGCGACAAAGAGATTGTGCAACTCCATCAACGTATAGAAAACCTCGTAGCGATTGCGAGGGAACAAAGAAAGTCTTGGTTTAGTGCCAAAGAGAATAAGCCGGAGGCTGTTGAGCAGAAAGAGTTTGGCGCACGCAAACTATCGAAGCAAGTACTTGCTATGTATGAAGATGGCAAGTGCCACGTAGTTCGATACGATTACGATTGCCAATGCTGGAGATGGGCTAACAGCTACGGCCAGATGTTTGAACCGAAGATGTGGCGATACATCGATATTCCGGAAGGAGGTATAAAATGAGTTGTGCATTTTGTCAACATTATTATGACTGCGAGATGTCGAAACTCCGCTTCGGCTTCTGCGGTCCCCTGATATCGTATCTACAACCAAAATCAAAGAAGGAGGAAGAAGTATGAACGCAACAGAACTGATGCTTGGCGACTGGGTGCTGATGCGTGGAACACCAGTACAAGTAAGAGCAATCGGAGTCAATACGATCCGATTTTCCGATATGCTTATTACGGAACCGCTCGAAAATATAGAGCCTATCCCGCTCACTCCGGAAATACTGGAGCAGAACGGCTTCGTACCTATTCGACAAAATGCCGTAGAGCCGTATTACTGGCAGTATTTCGATAAAAAAGATGGTAGTATAGTGAATGCCTTCCGAAGAATCTACAGAGGTCTATGGATTGAGTGTAGCAATGCAACTACCGAAGCAAGCACAAATAAGCAATGCGAGTTTGTTCACGAACTCCAGCACGTAATCAAGAATACCGAAATAGAAATGGAGGTGGTATTATGAAAGTCTGCTTGGTACAAAGATGCCCGATAAATCACCACGGATTATGCGTCGGAGATAGAGACGCGATGATAGAGAGTGGTAATTGTGAAATCCTAAAACAGAAAAAGCCATGAATAGAGTAATTAAGTTCAGAGGAAGACTGAAAAGAACAAAGAAGTGGATGTACGGCGATCTTGCACACGTCCAAGGCGAGCCTGTTATTCAGATAGACGTATCTGCTGAAAATCGTCGTACAATCGGAATGAATGTAGAGCCTGATTCTGTAGGCCAATTCGTCGGACTACATGATAAGAATGGTCGAGAAATATATGAGGGCGATATCCTGCGCGTAGTGGCATATAATGGAGAGTATGACTATACTACACAGGTGAGTACCGACGGCAACTACGAAGTAGATGTGTGCGGCCAGGATTATGATTGTACGCACATATCGTACCTTTCGCCATGCTATGACGATGACTGCGAAATCGAGGTTATAGGCAATATCTATGATAATCCAGAACTGATAAAGAAATGAGCACTATTAGGACGATTAAATTCAGAGGCAAGAATGGAGTCGCATGGTTCAAGGGTGACTTGGAGTATTGCCCAAAAGTAGGCGTAGCGTGCATCCATACGTATAGCAAGGATGGAGTTTATGACAGATCATATCAAGTCAATCCTGATACCATCGGTCAGTTTACAGGCTTGCTCGATATCCACGGCAAAGAGATATACGAGGGCGACATCGTACAGAGAATTTACCGAATGGAAGAAGGACGTGGCAAGAATAAACACGAGGTGCTGCGGCCGGTTGGCAACTGCAAGCCAAAGGTCATCAGTTTCCGAATGGGAGCGTTCGGCTACGTCAATTTCAAAGAGAGAGAATATGTAGAAGAAGAGTGGCTTCCGATCCTCGATGAAGAGTGCGAGGTGTTAGGAAACATCTTCGACAATCCGGAAATAGAATGTGGAGGAGATTGATATGGCAGCAGTATATAGAATCAAAGTAAGCAATCCTTACGACACTTGGATGGTTGAAATTGTTGCCGATGACGAGCGTACTGCTCGATTGCAAGCTGCACACGCTCATTGCTCATCAATCAAAGGTGCAAAATTGGTAGAGGTTGTTGATAGCGACTATCATGGAGAATTTTACACGAAAGGAGAAAGGATATGAATACGTACTATTTGAAGAAGTTCCGCAAGGCGGCAAAGAAACACGTCAAAGTGGAGGTGTACAGAGATGGCTACGATGGGTTTCTGTGCATTGCGACTAACGACCAGACGCGAACGATCACAAAGAAGATAGTTAATCTAATCCCGAATAGGGTTATATGCTGGCTATTCCCATATGGTCTGCTTTGCAGGGTTAAGTTATATTACGCCAGAGTAAATGCGTGTTTTGGCTTGTATGAAAATCCGCTATCCCCTGCGTGCTTGAGTGGCACAAAGCGCGAAACGCAAGTACAAGCCCTGCAAGATGCTCGCAGGTGGTACGTAAAGATGCTTATCAGAGACGAGCGCACTCGACGCGATATCTATAAACAAAATATGGAACGTGTAGAACGTAAGCGCGAGATGAAGAAAGATTTATACGAATTAAACCGATTATAAGTTATGAGTAAAGAAATCAAAGGAAAGGCGATTTATTCGCCCCAAGGCAAGGCTGGAGAATATGCCAAGTATGCAGTCAATTTCTATGTCGGCTGCTCGAACGATTGCACGTACTGCTATTGCAAGCGCGGTCTGCTCGGGCACGCTATGGGCCAACCGCAGGCAACGCTCAAGAAGTGTTTCAAGAACGAAGAGCACGCAATAGAGGTGTTCAGAAAGGAACTGCTTGCCAATCTCGGCGTGCTGCAGAAGCATGGGTTATTCTTCACTTTCACGAGTGATCCGATGATTGTAGAGACGATAGGTCTTACCCTCATCGCAGTCTCGATCGCAGTAGATTTTCAGGTGCCGTGTAAGATCCTCACTAAACGTGCGGATTTTGTCGACAGACTACCTAAGTATTTCACGGACGATCCGCGTTTCAAGAAGTATGTAGCGTTCGGCTTCACGCTGACCGGACATGATGAACTGGAGCCAGGCGCAAGCACGAACGCAGAGCGTATTGAGTCGATGAAAGCGTTGCACAAGTTTGGCTTCAAGACGTTCGCGAGCATAGAGCCTGTGATCTCCATCGAAGCCAGCAGCCGCATGATCGTGGAAACGCTCGGTCACTGCGATCTGTACAAGATAGGCTTGCTATCCGGCAAGCGCGAGTATAGCAAAACGGACGTGGTGAAATTCACGTTAGACACCGCGTGGGTTGTGAGCGCGCATAACCTGATGCACGGCGCACGCACTCGCATATATTTTAAGGATAGTATAGTAGAGTACGGAGGCTATAGCCGTGACGAGATACGCAATGCAAGTTGGAGGTTCAAGAGTATGGTCGTAGAAGCCGATTATAACCTATTTGAGTAGGTATGAGAGATAAACTCACGCTGTGACAGCGCGGTACGTAACTAACGATTTTTAATGGTGGATAGGGTAGCAAATTTGTGCTATCCTATCTGTTTTTGTGAAAAAATGAAGAAAATTTGAAAAAAATGCAAAAAATGTTTGGTATTCAAACAATTTTTTGTATCTTTGCAGCGGATTTCAAATCACCATCCCAATTTTTTATGCTTGGATAGTGTTTGAATATCAAACAAAAAATCAAACTAATTTTGAAAAACTCTGCTCTGGCACTACGCCCGAATAGTGTTTGAATATCAAACAATTTTTGTTATGAATTTAGTAGAATTGATCTTAAAAGCGTTGAAACTGAAGGCTAAGAGTCTCGGGTTCAACGAGGATGAGCTTAAGAGTGTCGCTGCCGTTTGTGCCGCCAATCTTACAGTCACCGAAGAGACCGAGGAATCGGAGCGCGATGCCGCTATCAATAAGATAGTGGACGAAGTTGCAATCCCGATTCTCAAATCGAGCCAAAGTGCATCCGGTCGTGCGATCGAGGCGTACAAAAAGGCTCATCCCGCAACCGAACCTAAAAAGCCGGGCGAAGAAGACACCGAGCCGGGCAAAAAGAAACCGGGTGAGGGTAAAGAGACAGATGACGAGACTCCTGCTTGGGCTAAAGCCTTGGTAACGAGAATCGAGAGTCTTGAACAAGAGAACAGTGATCTCCGCTCGCAGCGGGTAAGTACGGGTCGTAAGGAACGCCTGTCCGAGTTGGTCAAGGGAACTGGTCGCTTTGGCGAGAATTTCTTGAAGAACTTCGACCGTATGTCCTTCAAGGACGATGCGGATTTCGATGCGTATCTCGCGTCTGTCAAAGAAGAAGTCGACGTATACAAGCAAGACCTGTCTGACCGCGGTCTTGAGAGTCTGAACACACCGCCTAATCCGGACAAATCCAAAGAGGTCGACAAAAAGTTAACCAAAGAAGAAATTAAAGCCGTGGCGGGGGCTATTCACTAAAAAAACAATCAAGTATGAAAAATCCAGCTGTATTGAGCCGCGACAAAGAGATTCTTGGCGATAACAATGAGACCATTGTTATCCGCAACTATATCGCGGGCATTAAAGGCGGCGCTACTCTGAATGTTGAAAATTATCCGCACGATGTCATTCATGCGGGTCATGTCATCATCTATGACACCATCAACAAAGAGTATAAGCCGATGCCGCTGAACAGCGAGGGTGATGCGTACGGGTCTCTGCCGAGCAATCACCGCTATGCGGGCGTATTGGTTGGCACCATCCTCAAGCGCGAGCCTCTTGCTGCAATCATGTATGCGGGCGAGGTAAATGATGTTGCATCGCCGTTCCCGGTTGATTCCATCAAGTCGGATTTAGCGTCCGCTCTTCCGCAGATCGTATTCATGCACGACTAATCAAGAAAGGAGTAAATTATGGCAGTAATTAAATCAATTTACCGAGACTACTTGGAGCGCCTTATGCCGTCTTTCACGGAACTCCGCGAAGAAGTTAATAAGGACAAGACTCCTCGTGTCTATCTGCACAAGCAGATGCTCCGCCGTGTTCACTCGACAGACAAACACTGGGTGAGTGCAGGAGTACACAACCGTTACGTAGCTGCTGACACGGTGGCTATGGATTCACCGCTTCCGATCAAGAGCCGTCCGGCTATCGAGCATGCTACCGGCAAACTGCCGAAGGTAGGTTTGATGCGCCAGATGAAAGAGAGCGATATCGATGCCGTAGATCGTCTGATCGAGCGTCATGCAGAGTTGCGTGAGATTCTTGCTCAACTCTACAATGATGTCGATTTCTGCTCTGTAGGTATCGATGAGAAGAACGAGTATGCTTTCTTGTATGCTCTGTCTCGCGGTTACGTCCTCGTTGAGGATATGGATAATGTCGGAGTCGGCATTCGTGTCAACTTCGGTTATCTTGAGCACAATACGTTCGGTGTTGTCAATGAGGGTCATATCTCTCGTGAGGATATCGAGCGCCTGTTGTCTCAGGCAGACCACGACGGTAACACGCCGGGTTACATCTCCCTGTCGTCTGCGACATATCGTAAACTCCGTGGCGAGCGTTGGGCTCGCGAACTGGTTGCTTCCTATAACGACCAGACCTACACGGAGCAAACGTCTCTCCCTGTACCGGGTTCCAAGGCATTCGACGCTGCTTTCGCTGACGAGTTCAACGGAATCAAGTTCAACGTTATCGATCGCAAGGTTGATTTCGAGAAGAACGGTAAGGTGATCTCGTTGAAGCCGTTCGCTAACGACGTGCTGATTTTCCACACCACTATGAAAGTAGGTGCTCTCGTATGGAGCGACCTCGTGGAGAAGAATCACCAAGTAGAGGGCGTGCTTTACCAGCTGATCGATGAGTTCAAGCTGATCTCGTCCTATGGCGAGACCAACCCGCTCCGTATGTTCACGGCAGGCCAGGCACTCGTATTGCCTGTTATCGAGAATGTAGACGAGATTTACATGCTCGATGGTACTCTCCACCAACCGCTGGACGAAGCAGACAGCACGTCCGAAGGTGGCGTAGATAGCGTCATCACCGCTTTCGGCAATCGCTACGATAAGAGCGATGTAGTTGCCATCGCGAACAAAATGTTCAACCTTGGTTTGAGCCTTGCTAAAACCGATGCAGAGGTTATCGAAGCCATCAACACCTTGAGCCAGTCCAAGCAGGGCAAGCTCAAGAAAGCTCTCGAAGCCGAGAGTGTGTATTACCCGGTTGTAGGTAACGCCACTCTGGATTTTGTTGCTGCAGGCGAAAGCAAGACCACCACGGTTAAGACTAACGCTTCCGGTGACATCACCGCGACCGCTTCCGAGTCTTGGGTAACTGCAAGTGTAGAGAATGGCGTTCTGACGGTAACTGCTGCGGCTAACAGCGGTGCTGCTCGTACCGCAAAGGTAACCGTAACAGCAGGCGAGAAATCGGCTGAAATCGCAATCTCTCAGGCTGCTCAAGAGTAAGCGACGAGACGAAGTGTAACTCAAAAAGATAAGCAGTATGGCAAAGACAGTAAGACAGGCGCTGATCGATGAGATATCCTATCCGTTGAGTGTAGGTTTCATCGAAAACAAACTCCTCGCAAGAGGATTGAATGCGGACGAATCGGTAACTCCGGAAATAATCAAGTCGAAAGGCTTCATAGGTGCTACTGCCGACTGCCTGTACGAACTTATCGTGGCTCCTAACATCTCCGAGGCTGGTAAGTCTATCAGCCTTGGGGATCGAGGGGTGATTTTGAAGAGGGCAAACAAGTTGTACAACTCCATCGGAGAAGAGTCGGTTGCTATTGATGAACCTACCGTCCATTTTGGATGGCCCAAACGAAAATAAGGTATGGCTGTTCTGGAGTTCAAAACGCATAGTTATAAGGTAACGAGCAAGCCGGGCAAGATAACCATAGATGAGCAAGGTGATCCTGTTCAAGCGGAGCAATCCGAAACAGAATCCGCAGCCTATCCGTGCGATATCGTGGAATCCGGTGCGCCCAGTACCATTACTACGCAAGACGGACAGTTGGTCACATACACATATACCGTTCACGGCGAACGCACGTCCCCGGAACTCTATGTGGGCCAAGAAATCCAGATTTTTGACAAAGAGCAGCGCCTTTTTTTCAAGGGGAAGATCAAAGGTTTCAGCAAAAAGCAGTTGCAGACGCTTATATGGGTGTAAAATGTAGCGCAGATATGAGCGCGATAGCGAACTATTTCAGCCAAGTAGTCGCGATCGCCAAAGAGGAATTATCAGCCACGTTTAAGTATCTCGGCGAAGAGTGCGTAGCACAAATCCGCGACAGATCACAAGACGAAAGCTGGTATGACCAAACAGGAAACTTGCGTTCATCTATCGGCTACGGTGTTTACGCTCACGGACGCGCAGAGATTGAATCTACGTTCCAGATCGTCAAGCAGGGTTCGGACGGACCTGCCGCAGGTAGGGAACTCCTTGACACGCTTGCAAAGCAATATGCCGACACGTACGCTCTCGTAGTTGTAGCCGGAATGAATTACGCCGATGAGGTAGAGGCGCGCGATAATAAAGATGTACTCGCATCCGCAGAATTGAGCGCACGCGCCAAGATCGACGGCCGTCTGCAAAAGACGAGAGAAAGAATACTCAAGAGAATCGAAAAGTTGAGTCTATGAAAACCGATATCGACATACAGGATGACATTCTGAATTTTCTCGCAGGGAACGCCGAGTTCTTGAGTGAGATATCAGCACACGGCTTCGCCAAGGAAAATATCGTAATCGAGAAGCGCAAGGAGGGCGCGGAACAAATCGTGATCTCCATACTCGCCAACGGTGGCGCTACCGAACTGCAGGATGCCTATGTGAATGTGAATGTCTTCGTGAAAGATAAGAAGGGTACGGAGCATACAGACGGTGCCGGAGAGGTAACCGTATATTATGCAGACAGAAAGCGTTTGCGTCCAATCTGCGAAATCATGCAGCGTTATCTGTCATCCGGCTACGGTGACACATTCAGATTCGACCTCGATTCTCAAAGGGTACTCGAAGACGCGGCCACTCACTCGCACTTCGTAAACAATAAGTTATTGTATCACCAAATAAATATGTAAAGCTATGAGTAAAATTTCATGGGGTAAACCCACCATTCTGCTCAAGGACCTCGACGAGCCGGGTTCCAACTGGAAGAAAATCCCGACTCCGGTAGAAGACAGCACCGTGCTCGAAATCGAGGAGGGTGAAGTTCTTGAGGCAAAGGTTGAGGGCGGTGATGTTGAGGATGAAAAGCATCAGCGTAACAAAGCGAACCTCACGATGGAGATTCGTGCGGCTAAGAACCGTCACCTCATCGCTCGCGACAATGATGGTGTCATCAATCACCATTTTGCTGTTGCTGTTATTCCGGAAGACAACGCCGCTCCTGGTCTGCTGATCGACCGCGCAAGTATGCACGCCACTCCGAGCTATTCCTGCAAAGAGGGTATTAAGCGTTCGTACAAGATGGGCGCACTCGTTCCTGATGATGAGTCGCATTCGGTTAAGATCGGTACCATCAATGTTACCCGCAGCGGTGATGTTGTAACCGACGTAACCTGCACGGAAGAGGATATCGACCTGAGTTCGCTCAGCGCAAGTCCGGCATCTTTGTCGTTCGGCGCATCGAGCGCAGCTGCTCAGACCGTGACCATCTCCGGTGCAACCGCCATCACGAGCGCAACGCCTAATCGTGGCTGGCTGACCGTAACCTACACAGGTACGACTGTAACCGTAACGGCTGCTGACAACTCCAACACGAGCGCACGTAACGCTACGGTAACGGTAATTGCCAACGGCGAGACCATCAAGATTCCTGTATCTCAAGCAGGTGCAGCGTAATCACAGAGCAGACGGAACTAAAAAGCCGTCTGCTTACACAGCGCGATAGAGCAGCGGTAGCTCGCTGGATTCATCATCCGGAGGTCGCAGGTTCGAATCCTGCTCGCGCAACCACCGATAAACTTGCCATAAGTTTTGAGAGCCGAACGCGCTGCGGCTAAAGACAGTGCGAAAACTAAATCACAAACAAAATGAAGAAGGTTTTATTTGTAGCGTTAGGTGTCTTGTTTGCCCTCGCTATGTATGCGGCACCGCCCACCGATGTAGGCAAGCCGCTGAGTGACCAAGTTCTGCTTGTGCAGGCTGAGGCTCAACCGATGGTAGCGGACTTCGTTTACGTGGATTACTCCATCGAGACGATTGCGACTGCTTCCGAAACGAGTTACGAACTTTACGTGGCTATGCCCGCAGAGGTGCGCAACCAAGTGTTTGACTTGAAGATGCCAGTCTTCCGATTATGTAACCGGAGTTACGTGGCGATGAATAGTCAGATCACGATTCAGGAATTGGCCAGAAGAAACTTGCCTCCGAATCGCAAGGCTTTAGCCCGGAAGAGTCTCGATACTCCATATGAAGTAGGTTAGCACAGCGGTAGTGCGGGTGGTGAACTTGATTGGAATCCACAGGTCGCAGGTTCGAATCCTGCACCTACTCCCCAGAAAGCAGAATTAAAACTATGACAAAGCAAGAAAAAGATATAGAGAATAAAGAGCGTGCCGCAAAGATAGAAACGATGCTTTGCGACGCTATCCTTGAAAGGCCCATTTCGTTCCAGACGCAGGATGGGCGTTTCTATTATATATATCAGCCGAGTTTCGGTGTGTATCTGCTTTGTGATCCTATCATGCGCAGTCTTGATATAGATAAGGATTTCTTCGGCGTGAACAGCACCTTGGAAATGACGCGCGTGATTGTGGCGAAACGTCAAGAGGTACTTCGTCTCGTGGCGTACCATTCTTTCAAGCGCCGGAGTGATGCCATCTGTGAAGACTTGGTGCAGAAGCGCATCAAAGAGTTCGACGAGATCATCGACACATCCGATCTTCTGACTTTGTTTTCGTACATCACCGCATGGAGAGGCGATGCAGCCACCATGCAGGAGTATTTCAAGATCGACAAAGATCGCGAGTCGAAGAATGAGGTTCATCAAGAACTGTCGAAGAAAGGTGGTCTCGTTTATGGTGGTCGCAGTATCTATGGCCAGTTGATTGATTTCGCGTGTCAACGCTATGGTTGGCAGATGGGTTACGTGGTATGGGGCATCTCCATGACGAACCTGACGATGATGACATCTGACTACATCACCACCATACAGATGACCAAGGAAGAGATGAGTAAGATGAACCTGTCGAATGATAGGGATGTGATAAAGGCAGACGATCCTGCTAACTGGTCGAAGATAAGAGATATGGCGAGAGGAACGTAGTGGTTGTAGTACAAGAAAACCCCTACAATCGTCTGGACGAATTGGACGATAAAAAATGATAGCACGTGCGCAGCGCGTATAATTACGATATATATGAGTGGATTGCATTTTGATTTCACGGGTAACCCGGCAGGCCTTGTAGATGCAGCGAACAGGTCTCGCATCGCGATAGAGGGTGTAACGAAAGAAGCGGAAACAGCAGGTGTTTCTGTGGATAAGTTTTTGGGAGCGTCCAAGGACTTTGTTACATCCATGACTGGTTTCGGCATAGGCGTTGCTGGTCTCAAGTCGTTCGGTCAAGAACTGATCAATATACGTAGTGAGTTTCAGGACACGGAAGCACGCTTGAAAGTATTTCTCAAGAGTGAAGAAGCCGCATCTGAAATGATGGAGGAGTTGGAGGGTAGAGCGTACAATAACGTATTTGAGTTCCGCGATATAACGAAAGCGGCTGCGCAATTGCTTGCATTCAAGACAGAAGCCAAAGACGTAGGCGATACGATAGATAGACTATCCGAGATTGCAGCCGGAACAGGCGGCTCTCTCGCCGACATGGTTGAGAAATACAATAAGGTCAAGTCGACGAACTCGATGGACTCTCATCTGGTACAGCAGTTCGCGACTATGGGTATTGATGTCAAATCAGTACTCGCCGAGTTGGAGGGCAAAAACCGCTCGGATTATGACGGTATCACGCTTACGTTCAAAGACCTGCAGAAAGTTATCCATCATCTTACAGACGAGGGCGGCCAGTTCTTTGGAATGATGAAAGAGCGCGGCAAAAACTTATCCGATAGTATCGCCGGAGTGCGTGATAACTTCGCGCTCATGATGGACGAGATCGGCGAATCCACTCAAGGACCTATCAAGAAAAGTATCGATACTGCTAACGAACTCATCGGCAACTGGAAAGAGGTTGCCAACGTTATCGGTGGCGCAGTCGTTGCATTCGGATCGTACAAAGCAGCCTTTGTGGCTTTTGAGGGTATCAAGGCGGCGCGCAAGAAGATAAACTATAAACTTGAAGCCAAGGAACTTGAGAGCATCACGAAAGCAACTCAGGAAGCCTATAATATCGAGATCGAGATGCTTGAACAGCAGATACAAGCAGGTACTGCTGCTCGTGACGCTGATCTTCAAGTAGCAGTAGCCAAAGGCACGCTGACAGAAGCACAAGCCTTGGAGATTGCCAAGATGCGCGAGTTAGCAGCCGAACAGGTTAACCAACTCGCCATAAAGGCACAGTTGGCACAAGCGGACGCTGCTTCTGCCGCAGAAGAGCTGAAAAGTCTCAATACGATAGAGTCCGCAACAAAGTACTATTCCGATCAAATCGCAGCGATAGACGCAAAGATTGCTTCACTCGGATCAGAGGCTACTGCCGAACAATTGAGTACACTCGAAAAGAAGAAGGCTATAGCAGCCGAGAATCTTGAAATGGTTTCTCGTCAGCAGAACGGTCTTGAGACGCGCAAACAAACAGTCGCGCAACAAGCAGAAGCAGCGTCCAAGCACGCAGAAGCACTCGCCGCGCAATCAGATGCAGCGAAGCAAGGTCTTGATGCGGTCGGAAAATCTGTGAACACCCAGCAGACAAAAATGCTGACACGTGCACAGATGGCCCTCAAGATGGCTATGGATGCGACCGGGCTGTCGATGCTCGCCAATCCTTACGTGCTCGCCGCTGCGGCTGTAGCCGCTCTGTGCTTCGGTATATACAAACTCGTAACCGCAGAGAGCGCCGCAGAAAAGGCTGCTCGCAAGCATAACGAGGCGCTTGAGAAACGCAAGCAACTCTCCGGATCGCTTTCTACATCTCTTAATAGCAGCGATAGCGTAATCTCTGACAGCACAAAGGATGAACGTCTAAAGCAGGTAGAGTTTGATGCTATGCTTAACGGCACTAAGAAATACAAGAACGATAAAGGAGAGGACCTTTTGGATCAAGAGACTGAAATGCTGCGAGAGGTAGAAAAACGCTATGCCGAGCACTTTGGAACGCTTGAGAAGATGGAAGCCGCTTCTGATGAAGAACGTAAAACCATACGCAGTAAGATTGAAGCCGATTTCCTGATGGAGCAAGCCGTTCGAGAAAAAGAGCAGGCAGAAGCACACCTTAAAGGGTTGTATGCACATAACGAAGCGCTTGCTAAGGTTGGTGCGCAGGCAGGATATTACACCACCAAAGATTTTAAGGCAGCGCAAGAGGCTATCGATTTAGCAACGGCAGAGGTTGATAAGTTAAAAGCATCGTACGACAAAGCGGCTGCGGCAGCTAAAGCGGCTGCTGATGCAGAGGCTAAACGCGATAAGATAGACGTAGAGGGAACAGTTCAGCGTATTTATGACGCAGAGAGAGTGTTGGAACTCGCACGCCAGGCGTTCGCTTTGGACGCATCCGAGTCAAATAAGCAGGCTCTAAAGGAGGCAGAGGAAAACGTCAAGATGTATATAAATAACTACCAGTTGCAGACTGGTAAGCAGTGGAAAGACACAAGGAAACTGAACGAGGAGCGCCAAAAGGCTATCCGTGCTGCTGCTAACGAAGAGACGCGCATCCGGAACTCTGCTATCGAAGATCAACGCAAAGCACGCAAGGCCGAACTCACGCAAACCATTAAAGAGTTAAAGCAAGAGGAGGAAGAATATCGCAAGGCTAATAATGGGCGCAGTAGTGGCACGTTGAAACAGAAAATCAAGAACGCCCAACTCCAATTTGATATTGATATTGCCAATCTGGACCGTCAGTGGAACGAGTGGAAGCGTAGTCACGAAAGAGAAACGATCCAACTGACGCTGGATATCGAGATGGAGCAGTTGCAGCGCAATATCGACGAAGCAACCTCCGCTGCTGAACGCGAAAGCGCTACGAAAGCGTACCGGGCTAAAGAGACGGAGCGCATGACTATCGATAACCGCAATGCCGCCGATGATGAAATCAAGAATAAATTGGGAGGAAGCCTCGATCTTCTGCAAAAGTACCAGGAGAATAAAGGCAAGAGCAATGCCGATCTATCTACTTTGCTCGGCGTTGACGAGAAGACGATCTCCGAACTCCGTGAGGTAGAAACGCACTACGCTAACATCCTCGATCTGCAGTTGAAGCAGAAAGCCGCTGCTCGCTCCAAGGAAGACTTGGATCAGCAGATAAGCGATATGACGGACTTTGCGCAACAATCCATCGCGATTGAGCAGGAACGCCTCGACGCTATACGTGATCTCGAACTAAACGAGATGGACCCGAACGAGCGCCGGAAGAAAGAAGAGGAAGTCAATGCCGTTGCTGCAGCCAAGCAAGCAAAACTGGAGCGTGATACTGGATATGATGCAGAGGGCAACCAAGGAGAAGAAGCACTTGCGCGTAAGATGTCGGAGTTTGGTATCAGTCTTGCTACCGCTACATTCGACCAGATAGAGTTGCTGTATCAGGAGTATATGGACGAACTGTCAAAGCAGATAGAGCCGCTCCAACAGCAGAACGCAGCCATGGACGAGTATATGACTAAACAATCTATGCTTGCGTCCGGCAGAAACGAAGAGGGAGGAGAATTGACCGAAGAAGAGAAGCAGGCTCTTCGTGAACGCGAAGCAGAGTTGGCAGCCATTCTTCTCGGCTACGGCATCCAACTCGAAGATATCGATGCACGTCGTGCGCAGAACGCCCAGAAACTCCTTGCACTCAATCAGAGCAAGAAGATCGTCGAAGAGCAGTATATCAACGCATCCGACAAAGCAAGCAAGTCTGAGTCGGATCAGGCTATTGTCTCTCGTGCCCGGTGGAATCACTCGCGCACCGCTCTCAAGATAGTCGGTGATACCGCAAAGCAGGTTTCCGATACGTTCGGCGGCTATATGAGCACTAAGGCGAAGAAAGCCTTGGATGCTATTGCTACCGTGTCAGATGTAGCGTTAAACTCCATCGACGCTATCAGCACCTGTGTCAAGAGCACATCCACGGCTATGCAAGTAAGTAGCGCAGCTGCGGCTACAAGCATATCGACGGTTGAGAAAGCATCCGTCATCCTCACCATTATTAGCGCAGTTATTCAGGCGGCTATCGCCATCGCCAACCTGCTCGGGATTAAGTCTAACTATGAGATCGCCAAGGAGCGTCTGGATGCACAGATAGAGCGCGTAGAGGATGCCAAAGAGAAGCAGGCAGAGTTAGAGCGTATCTACAAACGTAGCGCCGGAACGAAGCACTATAAGGAGATGGCTAAGGCTGCAAAGAATTACGATGAAGTAATCCGTGAACAGGAGTTAGCCGTTAAGCGTGCGGAAGAAGCGCGTGATGCTGCCAAATCGGACGATGACAAGAAAGAGGCAGATAAGACACTCAAGGAACAGCAGCAGGCTCTGCAAGAGTTAAAGGACAGCAAATATGAGTTGTTTGAGCAGATGCGCCAAGAGTTGCTTACGACTGACGTTACATCTTTCTCTGAAAGCCTTGCAGATGCACTCGTAGAGGGCTTTGAGGATGGCACGAGTAGCATACATGACGTTTGGGAGAATGTACTGAACGACATGATGAAAACCATGATGAAGAAGCAACTTGCTCTCGCTCTGGCCGATAAGTTTGACGAGACGTTTAAGAAATTCAATGTTGCTTTGGATGATGGCGAACTCACCGAAAGCGAAATGCAGTACATCCTGAAAGAGATGGAGAGAAAGAGCGGTGAGGCAGAGGTTATCGCTGCTCAATATCAGCAGATGATGGAGAGAATGGGTGTACTCGATGACAGTTATTCCGGTGCAGGCTCCGGAGGTGGCCTTAAGAGTATGTCGCAAGATACCGCTGACGAACTAAACGGACGTTTTACATCCTTACAGATGACCGGAGTGTCGCTGCTTGCTAACAATATCGAGTTGAAAGAACTACTGGTTGCGCAAATCCCGACTATCAATTCGATGCTGATGCAGATATATAATAACGGCATCGCATCCGTATTGTTAGCAGCCGATGCAGAGTTGGAGCAGTTGCGCATCATCTCGGCAAATACTGGTCTGCTTGTAGAGACGAACAGACGATTAGCGAATATCGAAAGCAAAACAAACCAATTATGATACCTGAACAGTTTAAGTTGATAAAAGAGGATTTGAAGCGCGAATACGCTTCCATCCTTTGTGCGGAAAGCCTTGCGTTCATTGATAAGGCAGAAACGCTCGCAGACCTCGTGTCTGTGCTTCGGACCTATATGGTAGTTATCGCTTGCAAGCCTATTCCTACTGACGAATGGGTGCGTAAGTGGTTCAAATACGATCTTGCCGAACTGAATGCGCTCGGCATCTATCTGGATCAGACAGCAACCATCGATGATCCTGCACAAGATATCGTGTGCTTCGGCCGCTGCTGCCTGACGCTCAATTTCAACCAGCCGAAAGTATGGAATATCTTGCTGTATGGCACAAGTATCGCCGTACTGAATACACATACCATCTGCTCGGTGAACGTTCGTGCAAGGGATAATTCCTCGGCTTTAGCGCCTATTAAGTATCGTGGTTCAATCATTAAAATTCGGAGAGTATGAGAGTACAAATGCGTATAAACGGCAAGGATGCGGGTGGTCTCGGACTAACTTGCAATGAGGGAACGCTGAATGCCTTGATGAAGCCCGCGGAATTCAAGAAGATGATCAGTAATCAGAATAGTTCGGCGCACGGCACGAGTTATCTGACTGACCCGAGCAAGCGATTTCTTGCAGAGCAGGATATCGCGATACCTGTCTATCTTCGCGCTGAATCGCTTATTGACACCCAGAGACGGATGGATGATCTGGTCGAGTTTTTGAAGAATGGCGTTGAATCGAATAGCGGCTATACCGGAATAAACGAGATATACGTTCCGTGTATAGAAAAGACTTTCCGTCTCATCTATAAAGATATAAAGCCATTCAGATTATTCTCTATAGATGGCGGCGTGCTGATGTCTATCAAGTTTACGGAGTTTGATCCGAGCAATAGAGCCAATTACAATCCATCAAGCAGCCTTCCGTCCGTGGATATTGGCACAGGAACAAATGTCGATACGGGTAGCAATGCACCAGGAGATGAAGGGTCTAATGATGAAAACCTACCTGGATTTGAAAACAGTGATATCGATCCTGCTGATCCCGATCCTGATAGTGGCGAAGATCTTCCAAGCGATGATATAGACGGAAATAATGGCAGTGGTAATGACTAAATAAGATATGCTATGTATCATATAGGAACGACCATACAGATATTTAATCCGAGCGGTGTTGCTTACACGTACGGAGAAAACGGCAATAACGCTTTCCCGGTCACCGACTCATGCGAGCGTAAAGCAGAGGTAATGGGCGACGATTATGTCCGTCTTTCATTCTCCTTGCAAGACTGGGTGTTTCTTGAGTCCATGTCGTTTATTGAGTACGACGGGGAGTATTTCTTTTTGAAAGACAACTACTCACCAAAGTACAGCGACGGAAACTATGTGTTTGACTGCAATTTCTATGCGGTCAGCAATTTGTTTGATAAGTTCCTCGTAGTGAACTCGTACGACGGATGGTTTAAGAAAGGAACCGATTTCGAGCAGTATCTGTATAATGTCATCGAGTGCTCTTCGATGGCAGAGGTGCAAACGAGAATAGTTAGTATTATTCGTCAGTACCTAAATCACAATATCAGCCTTGCCGATCTTCGCAATACGAGATTCGCCTATGTTAACAATGGTGAGTATACTACATACAGAATCCCGCTTTTCCCGACCTTTGTTCTTGTAGAAGAAGTACAAGTTGGTGGTCGCCCGTATGTTTGGAGAGCGATGTATGAATACACGCTTGAGGAGTTTAATAAAGCTGTCGCAAAAGTAGAGGCTGGCACATTGTCAGCAGCAGACCTATTGAACAGTTACTATAGCAACCCGAATCCGGATGAAAGCGCGTATGGTAATGTGTATTACCACGTAGAAAAGGTGTTCACTTACGAGGATGTTGCTGATGTCGTAAAGTTTTATGACAACTTGCCTGCGACTACATGCGCTTCTATGGCTGCCGTTTCGTCTCAGATAAGCGCGTTGTATGCTGACTATGCTGCAGGGCGCATAACAGAGAATAAATTAAACTATTCGCTGTTTTTGTACAACGGCACGTACTATCGGTATAAGCAAAACAACTCATCCGGCGAGGGAGGAACGATAGTTGACTGCTCGTCTCTTGCTGAGGTACAGAGTCGTTTCAACGCAGACGCTGTTGCGTACCTGAATACGTGTCATCAATATCTGTATGGCGATGGTGCCATAGACTGGGAATATAGTGATGTCTATGGAACGTATAGGGGTTCTGGATTGCCAAGCACGATAGACGATTATAGTCTTTCGCAGAAGCAAGATGCTGTGACTTCTGCTTTCCAAGCGTTGTCACAGAAGAGATATCGCTATGCTGGTGCAATTTATAAGTTTAATCATATTCAGTTAGATAATTCGTGGGAGAATTATATAAACGAGCATCGTACAACGAAGTCTGATTGCTATAAGCAAGGTACAAAATCGAATGCAGGTACATACCTTCAAAATAAAATCCTGCAAGGAAATGCTGACTTTTCGATGAGTGAGTATGATATTATGGGTGGCGCTCCGTATGTATGGTCTCGCCAAGGCGGTGAAGTGCAAACTACGTACTATGTTTGGTGGATGAACTTGAAAAACGCAGCTGTGACTGTTATATACGACGTGGATTCGAACTATCAAGAAGTGTCGAATATCATGCTGCAGACGTACGAACTTGAGGATCAGTTTGAGTTGATATACCGTCGATTCATCGAGCATACGTTTTCGATCACCACGGCGCTACCTCAGATATACAAACTGATCATCGATTCGATACAGTTCATAAACTGCCCGACGGTAGCCAAGGCGAAACTGATGGAACTCGCAAACAAGTTCTATTATATAGATGGCGATCCAGAATCCGGAAATACTACGCAGGCTAATAAGGATACTCACTATCTCGCTAATGCGCTGTCTTATCCGTTCGATTTCAAAGGGACGAGTATCAAGGAAGCGCTGAATATGCTTGCTGAAAAATACGATACGGAGTGGTACGTTCGCGGAGGCGAGTTGTTTGTCAAGAACAGCGAGTACGGTGATGCCATGGCACTATCCGACCTGATGATGGAGACGGGCAGCAGGCTTGAGCGCTTACAGAGTCTCGGGCTGAAATCATGCGAGTACAAGGACAGCCTTGGTGATATCCCGATGTTGATATATCCGATTGCTTCGGACAGAAACATGACGATTACGTATATCAGCAATACGGCTATGAATACGATCGTAGAGTATGACGGGCATCTAAAATTGAAGCCGTTTACAACCTATCGAGTTATATCTGGAAGTGTTGGTAGGCTTGGCCTCAATCTTTATACTACATACGAAACAGACGCTGGTGGCGGTATTCATTTTGGCTTGATCAATGAATCGGCAACATATATTGCGAAAACAGAGTCGTTTGACGATATATACCCTCGATGCTATTACAAGATAGTAGATGTGGAAACAGTCACGACAACGAGCGGCCAGTATCGGTACAATATCTATGTGGTGCCGTTGGTAGGCACGACAGATACGCCTCTCGACATATCCAGTCTTACAACAGAAGAGAGGAATAGGCTGCTTCCTACACGCAACGCAACCAACGGTCTTGAGGGCGAAAAGCCATCCATCATATTTGAGGGTGGAGTATTGAACGGCTTTGAGTTTGAGGTAGTATTGAAGCAGATCGATTCCTCGGATAGTGCACACTATAATATGGGCTATGTCTATATGCAGATAGCGCCGGAGATGTCCGATGTTGAGGGCGAGGAGGGTAAAATCAAGTACCCGCAGAACGAGTTTATTCCGCATGTGGGCGATAAGATATCCATCGTGAATATCAAGATGCCGGATAGTTATGTAGAGTTGGCTCGTCAGGAATTGGCGCAGGCAGCGTACGACTATTATGTGCAGATGTCTAAATCCACCAGAGCATTAAAGTGTGTCACGGATAGTAAGTATGTGTACAAGAATAATGTCACTATCGGTATCGGTAGCAAGGTTAGCATCTTCTCGCATCTGTTCCTGAACAAACTCAGCGATGGGGACAGAGAAAGAATGCTTGAGTATCTTGCCAATCCGTATTCCGGCGGTTCGTATATTCGTGCGATCTTACAGTACTCGCTGAATAAGACGAAAGGCAGAGATTTTCACATAACATCCCACGTGGTGTCTGTTCAGTACTCGCTTACGAATCCTGAACAAGTGACCTTTGAAACTGCAAGCATCAAGAAACTCGGCTATCTGGAGAAACAGAAGATGCAGATGAAGCAGATGCAGAATCAGTTGAACATGAACTGATCATAGTGAAGTTTGGATTCGATGGTATTTGTTCATCAGCCGTTTGTGCTCTGACATACGACCATCGTCCAACGCTTCGCCTGCGGCTTTCAGCACCTCGCGTGCTTCCGCTTCTCGCTCCTTGTGTTTCTTCGTCATGCTGATAATAGAGTCGATCTGTTTCTTCGTAAAGAGCACGTCTTTTGGAGAATCGGTTGCCTTGCCGAGTTTCTTCATCGCACGCAACGCGATATCGCCGAAATACGAGACCTTCCCGCAACCGTGCGTGCTGAAAGAAAACTCCGGCATCATCACCATGTCGCATAACTGCAGCGCCTTGTGATACTGCGCTGTGTTCATGAGGTTCATCGCAAGACGCTTATGTGCATACCCGGTATCATGACCGTAGATAATAGCCAGACGAGCGTGCTCTGTGGACTGATCCAAATAGGTCGGATTGGTGTCGCGCAGTTTATAGAAAGCGTCCATCAGTTGAACGTGAATACCTGCATCCTTGGGTGACGATTCGAGCATTCGAAGCCCTTCTGTGATGACAACATCGTACTGCTTTGAGTACATGAGGTTGCCTAACGAAATTGAGTCGTTTGAGTTCATGGCAATCAAAATTTTGCACAAAAGTAGTAAAAATCGCTGACAAAAGCAAGAAAATTTGAAGAAAAATCGTAAAATTGTTTGATATTCAAACAAAAATTTGTACCTTTGCAGAAAATTTTAGAGAATTATGCAAGAATTATTCCACACATCCCCACGCTCGATAGCCGTATTTCTGGCTGTGCTTGCGTTCTACTACCTCTGCATAGCCGGGTTTATGGCGTGCGATTGTCTGGTCGCTGTTCATAGGGCCAAAGTGACAGGAACTTATCGAAGCAGCCGTAAGTTCCGACGTACTTTCGACAAAGCCGTTATGTACTACATCCCGACGTTCATGATGACGCTTGTGGATTTTATGATCATGTTAGCAGTCGCATTCATGGAGATTCCGTGGATTCCTCATTTTCCATTCGTGACATTCTTTGCTGTGGCTGCTGTCGGATGGATCGAGATCAAGTCTGTGCACGAGAAGCGAGACGCAAAGGAACGTGCCAAGATCGAGGAAGCAGTAGAAGCGCTTGTGAAGCTGTCTAAAGACCGTGATATCGCAGGCACATTGGAAACGGTAATCGCTGCGGCTAAGTCCATTGACGCAGAGAAAGAACGCATCCGAAAGGAAGCTGCACAAGCGGAATCGGCTGCGGCAGAACAGAATAACTAACCATCAAAAAGCAATAAGCCATGGATATCTTACGTATCAAAAAAGGTTTCGATGCCACGCTGGATGTGAATCAAGAAGATCTTCCTGCGTTGACTGGTGGCGCTACATACAGAGTTGCTATTTATAGCCGTAGTCTTGATAAGCGATATGTTGCGCAAGGTCCTACATATCCCGCTCCTGGCATCCTACGTTTCAAGTGGCCGCATGGTACAAAGTCACCGGACGGTATCGTAGTTCCTGATACAACTGTTCGCAACGGTACCGCAAACATGGAGCCGGGAAAGTATTTCTTGGAGATATTTGCTACCGACAAATCAGTCGTGACGGATAACGAAACGCCGTTGGTAGAGGTTGTAGAGTCTAACATGCTTGCCGTGAACAGCCATCCGGCAGATTAAATCGTACGACTATGCACAAGATTATTGTACACACAAACCAAATCCCGATCCGGTTGTTTTGCGATGATCAGGTCGTGAATACGACTGTTCACACGTATAGCATTCGTGTCTCAGATGGTATCGACTGGGATAAGGTTCACAAACTGATCGAGCAAGCGGTAGCGCCGTTGGAACACAAAGAGGTTATAACGGTGCTCACGTATTCCGATGAGTTTCCGGAAGATGCTGCTGTTGACGATCTGTTTATCTATTCCACGGAGAATAAGCTGTTCAAATACTACGGCGATGATGACGGATGGGCCGAGGAAGAAGCTGCAGCAGACATCCTCTACGTAGCATCCGACACGAGCAGTATCTATCTGTATAACGGTAGCGAGTTTGTTGATGCTACCGGGCGCAGGATTGACGATACAATATACGTGCGCAATCTGACTACCGATCTTGCTGACATCATCGACAAAGGTATTTATACGGTATGCCTGGCTGTATCAGCAAGTTTGGCATGTACGTACTATACGCTTGTGGTTAACAAGTCATCCAGAATGATGAGGCCTACTCGTATTACGTACTACTCGCAACTCTTGTATAATCATGAAGTGTACATGATACGAAGCAAGACGAATGCTGCAGCGTGGGGAGAATGGCAAGAGCATTATTTCTTTTTCCACGGCGATAGCGCAGAGCATGTACAGGATGAGACACTGAACATGTCGCAGGACCAAGTGAACGCGATGGTGCTTGGCAGGATTGAAGATTTAGAAACGCAGGTTAGAGCTGCATTATAATAAAAAACTATGAGCAGATACAGACAAACAGGACTGAACGGCGCCTATTTATATCAGTTGAGCGGCGTTATTAGCGACGGTTTTCAGATCGCATTCCCAATCCCGATCTACGCTTACGAGCGGCTGTACAATAAGAGTGAAGACGTTATCACCCGAGAGGTAATAGAGTCTATTCGTCTTATTGCTGACGAGACCGCAGGCGGTGTGGTGCTTTGTTCGACCGGACTGAAAGCGCAGGTTAGAGGTGTTGGTTTGATCAACAATGGCATTCCGGCTGTGATCCTTTCGCTTGACTATCCAGAGTTGGCCGTCAAGACAGGAGAAGGCACGACGAGTGGTAAGAAGTGGATAACGTACACCATCACGAAATACGGCATCACGAAGACCTATACGCTGCGTGAGTCGGATATGCTGACTATCGAGATGGACTGGGGTGAGGACCCGGACATGACCGAAAAGGCTATCGAGAAAGCCACGGAGCACATCATGGGCGGCGCTGTGCCGTTTAACTTTGGCGAATCCGTCCCTGCGGCAGAGATTGGAGGCGAATTTCTTGATGGTACGGGAGATGACGAAGTAGATGTTTTCGGGTCGTATAATTACCCCGCCATCTTCGGCGTAGGCTCCATCGTAAGAGCCGAAGATATGAACGCCCAGACTGAGGACAGTTGCTATATCGCAAAGGCTGCGAATAATCCTGCTCTGGGTTATGACGGTCAAGATTGGTATATTAGCGGTGTGACGTGGATGGTTGTCGAGAAAACCAAGGCATACAGATGTGTCGATGTGATCACACTCACCTATACGGCAGACGGAGAGGATAATCCTGTTCCTGATTCCGGAGAGACGGTTACGACTGGCAAACTGTATGTCTATGCCGAGTACGATCCGGGTGTGTCGAATAAGGAGTTGCGTGACCTGATCAACAGCAAGTCAGCTGCCGACAAAGCCGCACTCAAGCAAGACATGCGCAGTATTGCTGGCAACTGCATACTGCCTGATTTTGAGTGGCCCTGTTTGCCGTTTGATAAGCTGAACGGTTTTTCCGCACTCGATAATGATCTGGATATCTATTCCGGAGATTTCGACCCACAGATGGCATCGGAAGCGGCAAAACTATTCGTCGGTGCTATCATTAAGGTTACAGGCGATTGTGTGATCGAAGATGCTACGATGGGCTTCCCTGCAGGCAATCCGTTGAGTGTTGCAAAGGCAGTCAGCAGCGACCAACCGGGCTATGAGCAGGGCCTGTATTGGAACTTCCAAGAGAACTCGGAGTTGGTCGGTGTGACACAGACGATCCAACCGCAGAAAGGTCATTACTATCGCGTGACTGGCTTCCATGATGTGTACAATATGACCAATTACGAGGTTGTGGAAGATTATGTGATCACGTACGAGGAGGTAACGGAGGCTACCATCACCGAACTCGCAGAGCAGATGGTTAAGAAAGTAGGATCACAAGGCAGTAGCGGAGGCGGTGGCGGTGACGAGATCGAGATTATGACGGATGCAGAGTATGCTCCTGCACTCGCTGATCTTGATGATATGATCGACGCTTTAGACGAAGAAGAATCGTAAAATGTATATATTATGAGTTACTACAACAAAAAGAAAGCGGCTACGGTTGAATTTGTACAGGATGCCGTAGTAGAAGCATTCGAGAAAATGCAAATCTGGGTTCAGAATAACGCCGACAAACTCGAAGTGATGAAGCATGTCGGCAATCTGCTTAACAGAGCGAACCGTGTAGCGACCGACAACCGCACCGTGTCCGAGCGTGCGCAGTCTCTCGTAGCGTCTATAGATGCAATCGTGGCAGCTATGACGGAGTGCGGTGTCGATATGGAAGGTATTACGACTGCACAGATAGCGCAGTTTATTACGACTATCGCTGATGGTGCTGGTACATGGATTGAGGACGCAGACGGTGTTTTGTGGACTCCGGCATCATGGGCTTATGAGAAGCAACAGGCAGGCGGTGTTGATCCGGCGGTATTCCAAGGCATTGTGCTTACAAATAGTGAGCATGAGATATACATCGCTTCTCGTAACTACGGTCCTATGCAGTTCGGTACGTACGGACATACCATACCGAATTTGCAGGCTACCAGTGGCGGTCCTTCTGGAACGCCTGTTGATGGCGAGTATAACGGTCGTATGATCCTTGCGGCTACGAACCCTGATGCGCTGCGTCCGTTCGGATGGGCTATTGACTATTTCGAGGGTTTGAAGCGTACCGATTTGGTAGGCAACGACGGATTGAAAGTGAATGTCGTTTTCTTTCCGGACCAAGCAACGCTGACATCATGGGCTACTGGCATTGGATTGAACGAGATGTTGTCCATAGGTCAAAGTATGATCTATGCCATCCAGAATGATGCAAACAATCCGACGAACGGCTATTATACGCTCAAGTATTTCAACGGTTCGAACTCGATTTCGTTCGCTAACCGCGAGGCTGTTGCCCCATATACTGACAACTACGGTCAAATAGGGTGTACAGCCGCTAATGCGTGCGTGGAGCATAAAGAGTATCCGGAAGACCCGCTGTTCTGGCGTAACGGTTCTCTGTTTGAGTGTCTAATGATGATCATGAATAAGAAGGACATCAACGCTTGTAGAGCGGCTATAGGACAGGTCGCTCTCCCGTCCGGCTACGTGTGGACGGGTCTTCAGAACAACAACGCCTACGAGTATTACTTTAGTTTGGCAGATGGGAGTTGGGACTACAGCTACAAGACCAACAGTTACTACGTCGTTCCGGTTGCCTCACGAAAAAAGGCGTAGCCCGGGTGTGCGGAGCACGCCCATAACACTATAACCGCAATTCTCCTATGCATCAGAATGTGAAGCGATATTTAATGCACCCTTTGATAGGTAAGGTGGTGGCACTCAATCAGTATTTGATGAAAGTGCGCACCTTGCCTGAAAAGAGCATACAGCATGTGTATGTCGAGACGCTTATGAAAGCATCTGACACGCTTTTTACACAAGCAATGCGCGAGGTAAGAGGAAAGGATTATGTCAAGCGAGCTACCGAGACCATTGAGGAGATTACCGCAAGGAATTATCTAATCTATTCCCTACGTGGATGGTCTAATAAGGTAACCGCAAGGATAGATGCCATGTGCGAAGAAATTACAGCAGAGCTGTATAAGGCTGATGCTGTAATGAGAAATAGCCAGAATCATGAAGTTCAAGGACGAACATGAGCGAGCATAACTCTTGTGAGGGAGGCTCCGCTTGCGGAATGCAAGCAAGTGAAACAGCGAGTCTAATTCCATCCGTCGCTCTCCCGTCCGGCAACGTGTGGACGGGTCTTCAGTACACCGTCAGCAGCGAGTATTACTTTAGTTTGGCAGATGGGAGTTGGAACCTCAACAGCAAGAACCGCAGTTACTACGTCGTTCCGGTTGAATCAGAAGAGTTAGAGAATCTCATTTTTGGTGCAGAGGAGGATTGTTGGTCAAATAAACATACATCTTGGGATGCGGCAAAATATCACTACCACTACGGAATAAGGGTATGGATGTTTATCGCGATGATACTACAAGGCAAGTATGCACCATGGAAAAGCATCTGCTTTGTTATCCTGATCCCAAGGCCGCGAGAGGTGTTTGCGGCGCACTATCAAGATCGCATAGCGCACCATATCGTAGCACCATATATAGTCGCAGTTGCCACGGCTGCTCACGAAGCGAATGGCAATATGTCCTTTGGCAATAGAAAGGGAATGTCTGCGTATCACGCTTGCCTGCGAATACAGAAGATGATGCGGAAACATCCTAACGGCTACGTAGCCTCGTGGGATATAAAGGGTTTCTTTATGTCTATTGACAAAGAGAAAGTCTGGGAGGTGTTCTGTTATTTCGAGGCAAAGTATCGACCGAGCGGATTTCCGGAATGGCAGCGTTCATTATTCATGGAAATGATACACACCATGATAATGCACGATCCTACGGTGAACTGCGAACGGCATAGCCCTATAGAGATGTGGGAGCTGTTTATCAAGCCTGAGAAGTCGATATTTGGTAAAGGCGATGTAGGAATGCCGATAGGTAATTACTACTCGCAACTGCTCGCAAATCTGTTCCTCGCATTCGTGTGCGAAAAGTTGCAAGGCAAGGATGTAACAGAGTTCGTCGATGATTTTGCCGATGTAGAAGATACGCTTGATGAAATAAAGGAAACAGAGGCGATATTGCAGGAAGCGCTGACAGAGTTGAAACTGATTCTGCATCCGACGAAGAAATACATCCAGCCAGTACGTCACGGATTGCCTTGGTGCGGACACATGATCTTCGCTGACAGGATGTATCTCGACAATAGACCGATACACAACTGCTTCTGGAAGATAGAGCATAGGTTTAGCGAGGTAACGCTGGCAAACGCAATCAAGTTGCAGCAAACGGTCAATTCGTACACGGGCGCGATGTGCCACATACAAGAATGGAACACGCAGGTACGAGTGATGAACGCAGTATTCGATGCCGGGTATGGTAAGTATGTATATTTCAAGGAGAAGCCAAATCACCTGATCTGCGAACTCAAGAAAGAGTATACGCCGGAAAGAAGATCAATGAGAGACTTTGAGGAGATAGACGAATTTTTGTTTAACACTAAATATAGAGTAAATATGATTATTATGCCGATTAAAGCGGACTCTCCGCATTTTGAGAGAAAGGGTGGTAGATTCATCTATCGCTATGGCTATCAGCCTATCGCTGAAAGTGATGGACGTGTACAGGCGTGCATCGAGGAGTTGCGTATCAGATTGAAAGAACCTGCTATACGCAAGAAGGTAACGGAGTATTGTGAACAAAACGGACTGGAAAATGAGTATAATCCTGCCGACTACGGTTTCTCCGAGTAAAGTGGTATATCGTGAGCCCGGTCTGGTGATCTTCACGGATCAAGGCAGATTGATTGCTGATTATAAGAAAGCAAAGTGTCCCACCATCTAAATTATAATGAATATGAAAGATAATATGAGTAATCGTGATCTGTTAAAAATAGTAGGCAGCACGTTTGTAATCGGTGTTTTTATCGTAGTGATGTTTTTGCTCAACAGCTGCAAGCCGCTTGAGTCCACATCGAGTACGAACACGAACCAGTCGCTGATCACCGAGCGATTTGACAGCGCTTTCGACATCGCCGGAGATAACGCTATGGCAAAACTGCTTATCCGCTGTGATAGTCTTGGCAATGCGCATTTGGAGAGTTTCGTTACTGAACAGGGAAAACGCATCCGTCTTGAACTATCGCTGCGTGAAGCGCTGAACAGGATCGACAGCCTGCAGAAAGCCAACGCAGGCAAGGCTAACTCCGGACAGACGAACACGCCGTACGTGGCGCCTCGGAACACCCCCTTACTGATCGACATCGAGTGCAAGGAGGATAGTTTTAAGCAGATCATCCGGTGCCAGCGTGAGCGTATCGCCTATTTCGAGGAGCGCGAGAAAGAGACGAAAGAGCCTGTCAAGTACATTCCTGATTTCTACCGGAACTGCACGATAGGTTTCTTTGTGTTGCTCGTAGTTGTAGTAGCAGCCGTTGCCTTGTATGCCTATAAGAACTGGGGCAATATCGCCGCCTGGGGTGTTAAGATTTTCGCTAAATTCTTTTAATAGTATGGACCAAAAACGTGATGCGCATGGCCGCTTTGTAGCCACGAAACCGAATTATCAGGTGTTGTACGAGCAAGAGCACAAGGATCGTCTTGACTTGCTTCATCAAATCCAAGTAGTACGCAGACGCGAACAGTGGCTGCTGGGTGCAACCAATCTGCTTGTGCGCTGGAGATATCAGCGTAAGATCAATAACGGTGATTTCGAACGATAGAGCAGAGCCTATGGATATCGTAGTTGACCACAGCGAGAGATACGGTGTGGATATGTTCTGTCACGTGCCTCACGGTACATGTAGACTGACTATATCGCCACTTTGCCCGAGCGTACTTTGGGTGTCGTCCGTGACAGTAGATGAGGACCATCGCAAGCAGGGTATAGGAACGCATATGCTTAAAGAGATAGAAAAGGTTGCGGCCGACAAAGGTTGCAAAGTGATCTCTTTGCAGACGTGGGTTAATTCGTTTCAGCAGAAATGGTATGCCCGGCATGGCTACATTCCGGTAGCAGATGGTTACGATACAGATATGGTAATTATGAGCAAGATGGTAGGTTAAACCCACCGAAATCGGTTAGTTTATGGAAGAGATATTCAAGATAGACATCCCTTTGTATAGGGAACGCCTGCATGTTTTCTTCGGCTCTCGCGAAGAGTGTGCAGATGCTTTACGTGCAGATGGAATGGAGGAGTGGCGTATCAACTCATGGCTTGAGCACACGAAGAATTGCGATGGCTTGTACTCGCAGAACGATTGCTACCGCCTGTTGTGGGTATATCGCATTCCAGAATCAGTTGCCGAATATGTTGATCTCGTGCATGAGGTTGAACATGCTGCGTTCTATATGCTCAAAGACAAAGGACTGATCCACACCGAGGAAAGCGACGAAGCCTATGCGTATCTGATGGGATGGCTATACGGAGAGATTATGGTATTTATCAATTCAATATCGGAGAAAAATGAAAGACATTAAAGAAATGACCCGCTTGGAGATCATAGCGGAGTTAAAGAAGTATTTCGTATTCAAGGAACTCGTTGATCCGTCTCTGGCCGAGAAGTACAAGGAGTTCAGTTGGAACTTTCTGCGCACGGAGTTGCTTGCCAACCTGCTTGCCAAGCGTGTGCTGATCTTCAAAGTGCCTATTACGGTAAACACGTACCATCGTAGTAACAGTAGCAAGGTGTTCACGCAGCGCGGCGTACGAAGCAACCTCACTCAAGAGATGCAAAAGTACATCAAGGCAGGCAAGTTGTACATGTCCGGGCACCAGTTGGGCGCAGCTTTGGATTACGACGTGCAAGGCTATACGGCCGAAGAAGCGCGTAAGAAGATCATGGAGAATGCCGATCTGCTGCCATATCCCGAGCGTCTTGAGATGGATGTTACGTGGGTGCACAGCGATTGCTATAACGATGGCTCGGAAGCCAAGGTAAAACTTTTCCATCCATAATGGCAGAGAGTAAAGAGATAGCGAAGCAGGAAGAAGTTCCGCAATGCTGCGGCGCGTGCCAGAAATTCCTCTATGAGGATATGGATGGCTATGGTATCTGCGATATCACAGGCAAGCCGTGTCGTTGCAGCGATGGCGCTGATTGCAAGACGTATATCCAGGAACACGAAGATAGCAGTTTGCACTGCTCGATGTGCGCTCTGTGGAATATGGGATTCGACAACTCGTGCATCATGCGCATGACGCGCTTCAATGATCATACGAACCAAGCACCGGACCAACGTGCTTGCATCTGTTTCGAGAAAGAAGAGTTATGATAGGCGTTGAGAAAGCGACATCCATCTATGCCAAGTTATGTGCCGGGGAGCGCATAACGGCTACAGAGCGTGAAGAGTTAGAGGAATATGCAGATCGGTTCAAAAATAAGAATGTCGGCAGCGGAGTTCCGGGCGATGCAGAGTAAACCTGCCAAGCCGGAGGCATCGGAGCCAAAAGCACCTGCGCATCGTGAGCACAAGGAGTCATCGCTGCAGATTGCGTGTGTGAAATGGTTCCGTATGCAATATCCGTGGCCGCGATATCTGATCTCAGCCACTCCGAACGGCGGTTTCCGTAACCGCATAGAAGCACAGATACTCATCGGAGAGGGCGTGTGGTCGGGAATGCCTGATCTGTACATACCGATGCCGAGGAAAGGCTATACGGCACTCTACATCGAAATGAAAGCAGGAAAGGCTGGTCGTGTCTCTCCTCACCAAAAGGAAACGATGGAATTCCTGACGCGAGAGGGTGCCAAGTGCATCGTATGCCGAGATATCGAAACTTTCGTGAAAGAGGTCAATGACTATTTGAGATAA